TCTTACCCTGCAATCTTGAATCCTAGGAGGTAACTGTATGCGTTCCCCAAACAAACTTCTCGTAGTGGCGATTCTGCTGTTGGCTTTCGGCTGGCTGCATTCGGCAACCATCACTGCCCCGAACTTCGAGGTGACACCGGCCAACCTGAACATTCAGGAGACGACCCCGGCACTGATCCCGGCAGTCGATACCACCGTCTATGCGAAGAACATCTGGCTCAGCGAGATCACGCTGACTAACATCTCAGCGGGTACTGTGACAGTGACGGTCCAGGATAAACAGACAACGCCGCGCGAGGTGCTGTCGGCGGTCAGTATCGCCGCGCATACGACGTATGTGATCCAGTTCGGGTCCAGGTATTGCCCAAACGGGGTTAGCTGGTCGGCGTCAAGCGGGACGGCGGTGGTTGGGTATCTGAGAGGGAAGCGGCTGGGAGGCTGAGGCTGAGGCTGAGGCTAGGACCTAGACATAGGCCGGAGAAATAGCATGAAGAACTTCAAACTGATTGGGATAGCTTTGCTGCTGACGATGTTTCAGGCGGCGGTGGTTCGGGGACAGGTAACGTCGATCCCAGCGGTGTCGGGAGGCGGAGGTGGTGCTCCTACTGGCACTGCCGGTGGAAAGTTGTCTGGAACCTATCCTGATCCCGGCCTGAATGCTGCGAGCACGGACCTGTCCGATACGGCAACCCTCTCCAGGTTTGTTGCGACGAATCCACAGACCGGCACGTCGTACGCCCTCCTGACGGGGGACCGGGGCAAGCTGGTCACGCTTACGAACGGCTCGTCCATCGCGGTGAGTATCGCACAAGCTGGCTCGACCGGGTTTGCGGACGGCTGGGAGACGACTGTGCTCAACTCCGGCGCCGGCACGGCTACGATCACGCCTGCTACCTCTACGATTGAGGGCGCGGCCACGTTGGTGTTGACGACAGGACAGGGGGCCCGGATTTGGTCGAATGGAACCAACTATCGTGCGGCACGCTCTGGGAAGGTTGCAACGGCCACAGTGGCCGATACCGCAACCAACGGGGTAGTTGGTCCCGCCTCGGCCACGGACGGCCATCTGGCGGTATTCGACCAGACCACGGGGAAGCTGCTCAAGGACGGCGGCGCGGTTCCGACCGACCCCACCCCGGCCATCACTGAGGACGCCACCGACGTGACGATCACGGGCAAGAACCTAAAGATAGGGACTACGGTGCTTAACCCGACCACCGGAGGCAGCTTTCCGAACTTCCTCGGCTCCCGCACCGGATTGACGCTTGATTGGGTGGACGCGGATACGATCTCCGTTTCGGTGGGCGGCTGTATTACCACGGGAGGCACGGCAATCAGCTACGCCGGGGGCAACGTCACCTTCACCGCCCTAGACACCGGAACCCGCACAGTAGGCGTGGACTACGCGGCGTTCCTGACGGCTGCGGGGATCAAGCTCACCGCTATCTCGACGTATCACGCGACCGGGTTGGTTCCTGCCACGTACACGGCAGCGAGCACCTGCTTACTGGGATACTTCCACAACGGCAAGACGCAGGATGCGCGAAACGCGACCGGCGACATATTTCAGTACAGCGTAACCAGCAACGACAAGCTCAACCGCACTTATCCGTTTCGCGCCGTGCAGGATCTAGCGGCTGGCATCCCCTTGCCGGGCATGGTCCGCGTAGGCGGGGTGGCATATGGGATCTACGAGGCATCGCACGAAGACGCCTCGCCCACTGCCGCTGGCACTAGCGCATACGTGACATCCCGTTACGGCGTGGTGCCGTGGGGGGACGTGGAAGGTTGGGCTGTGATGAGCGTGCTGCCACAATCCGGCCTGCGCCTGCCTACGTGGGCAGAATGGCTGGCTGCGGTGACGTACAATCCCGGCTCAGTGACGCCTGCCTCTCAGAACGGCAATTCGAATTCTGGTGCATCGAGCGACGACGCTACCCAAACCTGCACTGCCGACCCGACGCAGGGCGGGCGGTGCCTAACCGGAACTGGCCCTCGTACCTCTAGTTGGGTTGGTGCGGCAGCGGGTAGCTCTTGGTATAGTCCTTCTGGATTGGCCGACGCAGTGGGAAATGTCGGGGAGTTTGTCGCACAGTTTTTTGGGGGATTGCAGCCGTTAGTTCCAGGAGGAGGGGTCGCTTGGGGATATCAAGGAGATAATGCCTACAACTTCTATGGGCAATCCTACAACCCCGCAACGGGTGGCTACACGGATGGTCTCCCTTCTATGCTGATCGTCGGCGGGCTCTGGAGCGACGGTTCGCTCGCGGGGGTGCGTGGCGCTTACGCCTCCTACTCGCCCGGGGACGCGTATAGCGGTTTCGGGTTCCGCTCGGCCAGGTGAAAAGGTTTTGACTTTTGATCTTTTGGATTTTGGCTTTTCGGATTTTTTTTCATGGCATACCAAGCTTTTGAAACGCAGGCGATTTACCAGGCGATACACAACCTAGCCCTGTGGCTCACCCCGCACGTCGGCAAGTGGCCCAAATGGGTACGCCCGACGCTTGGGCAGCAGATTTTGGACTGCATGCTCAGTGTGTTTCGCGCCTGCGTTTCGGCTTATGCGAGTCCACACCAGCAGAGATTGCAGCACCTACAGCGCGCCAGCGCCGAGTTAGATGGACTGCGAATGCTCCTGCGGCTATCGGTTTCGCTCCGCCTTACCAGCATCAAGCAGTTCGAACACGCCTCTGGCCTCGTGGCGGAGGTGGGAAAGCAGCTTGGCGGCTGGATAAGCGCGGCGAAAAAGGATGAAGGTGGTAAATGCTGATCGTCGGCGGGCTCTGGAGCGACGGTTCGAACGCAGGAGTGCGTAACGCGAACGCCAACAACTCGCCCGGAAACGCGAATAACAATATCGGGTTCCGCTCGGCCAATTGTGCGCCCGTAGCAGCGCGCGATTTACGAATCGCCGCCATAGTGCGCGCACACCACACCTGTATCCTGCGCTTCCGAGAGGGAGCCGAATATAAAACACACCGGCGACAGAGAGTAGCAACGCGAAACCTGAAGCCGGATTCTCTCATGCCCCACACCTATAAGTACTTGTTCGATCAAATCTGTGAGTTCTCAAATCTACACGCAGCATATCATCGGGCGGCAAAAGGAAAGCGCAACCGACCCGATGTGATTTCATTCACTGGCAATCTCGGAGAGAACCTGATCGCTTTGCGAGACCAACTTCAATCGATGGAGTGGCAACCCGGTACATACCGGAAAAAGGTTATTCACGAACCGAAAGAGCGCATCATCCGCATCGCCCCATTCTCGGATCGGATCGTCCACCAGTCGCTCTGTTCTGTGATCGCTCCGCTGTTTGAGAACACATTCATTCACGACACGTACGCCTGCCGCGTTGGCAAGGGCACACACAAGGCCATTGACCGCCTGACGCAGTTTCTCCGCAGGCCGGGTTCAAACTACATTCTGAAACTCGACTTGCGGAAGTTCTTCGATTCGATCCCGCACGGCTTGGTGATGCGGGAGTTGGAGTGGCGCATCGCGGATTCGAGAACGCTGGAGTTGTGCCGTCGCATTCTAACCAGCTATCAGGCGGACCCTAGTATCTTCCCGGCCGGGTTTGGTCCGCGCGGTCTACCCATCGGCAACCTGACCAGCCAGTGGTTCGCCAACATCGTCGGCTCGCGAATCGATTACCACGTCAAGCACGTTCTCCGCTGCCGCTACTACGCCCGGTATATGGATGATCTGGTGCTGCTCGGTTCAAAGCAGAACGTCGTCAAAGGCTGGGAGGACAACCTGCGCAGCTTCATTGAAGAAATGGGCCTCGTGACAAATCCCAAAACCTGCGTATTTCCCACACGCATCGGAGTGCCGTTCCTAGGCCATAAGGTCTGGTGCGGCCACCGGCGTATCTTGCGCCCGAACGTCGTGGCTGGGAGGCGGCGAATGCGCGGCTTAATGGCGGCAGTGGAGCGCGAGGAGTTGCCCGGTGGAAAGGCCATAGAGTCGCTGAGAAGTTGGTTCCAGCATCTCAGTCACGCCGATTCATACCGGCTCCGCGTGGCGTTATGGCGCGAGGCAAAACCGATTCTTGGAGGATTCCTATGTTGATAATTTACCGAACCAACCCAGGCTTTGAGGGACAGATCCAAAACATCGCCCAAGACTTGCGCCCCGCAGAGATGGACGCCTACTTGGCGACACCGCAAGGGCAGAAGTCCAACCTCGCCTACATTGATGTGGGCGAGTTGTCGGACGCAGACCTGGTGAGTCTCACGGCGAACCAGAAGGCGTATACGGTTGACCCGAAGACCAAGACGCTTCAGAAGGCAGGGAAGGCCGCAGGGTTAATCCCCGTGGTGCCGCTCAAAGATCGCGTTGCCGTGCTGGAGTCGAAAGTCACTGTGGCACCTGTTGAGAAGTTGGTGGGGTAGGCAACCTAAAGGAGTCTTATGGACCCTGACGTTCAGATGAACGAAGGAACGCACCGATGATAGTCGGCCCTGACGCCCCTCTTGGACGGGTGGAGGTAATACTCCATCGTCGTCGAGATGAAAGTGTGGCCGAGGACGGCCTGGATCGTTTGCGGCAAAGCGCCGCGGTCCAACATCGCCGTCGCCAGGGAGTGGCGCAGGAGGTGCGGCCAGATGCGTCCCTTCACGCCGGCCCGCTTCGCCAAGACTCGGAGGATCTTCCGGGTGTCCTGGGGATGTCCAACGCTCCCAGAACGCATCGAAGTAATGTCGGAAGCCGGGCGCAAGGCGCAACCCTCAGTGGGGCGACGACCCTCAGTGGGGCGACGATCCGATGAGGCAGGCACCCTAAATATCGTCCAACGTTCCCCAACGATCTCCCGCGAGCAGTCAAAGGCACCCGTACCGGCGCGGCGGTCAGAGAGATAGAAGGAAATGAAGATCAACCTCGCCATCCTCGGAACCCTGCTCGTAATCGGTGGGCTTATCTGGCAGGGCTCGGCCAAGCTCACCAGGATGGAGACAACCCTGGAATCCGTGCCTGAGTTGCGAGTTGAGTTGAAACAGGTCCGTGAGGATCTTATCGTGCTCAAGTCTCATTGGCAGAGCCGATTCGATGAAGCGCGAGCAGTAGCAAAACGAAAGGGGAATAAGTAATGACCGATCCATCCACCATCCTCCCACTGGGTGATCAACTCGGCACCAGCATGATCGTCGTCTACATCCTGGAGAAACTCAAAAGTGCGTCTTGGTTTCCATGGATTCAGAAAAACGGCGGCAACCTTAACCGGATCATCTCCGTATTACTGGGGACGCTTGCCTCCGCTGGCGTCATCTGGACGTTCGACCCCACCGCTGGACGACTGGTGGTAGACGGCTTGACCATCGCCAACATCGCCACCGTGCTTTGGATTATCATGAAACAGGTGGCGTTTCAAGAGGGCATGTATCAGGGGTTGGTGAAGCCGACACAAGTAGCGGAGGCGGCGAAGGCTACGGCGGCGAAAGACAAGTCGCAGGTTATCAGTGCTGTCGAAAGCCAGTGATCCAGTGATTTGGAGTCATCGACACATATACAGACACTTTTATTCCAAGGTGGCAACCCGGCTTATTTTTAGCGGGGTCGTCTGCTCCTTGATGTCTATAACAGCATGCTTCTTTCTGCTCTGGAGCGCACCGCATGTGTTCGGGGCGCAGATCGTAGAGTACCCCACGCATTATGAAATCTCGCAGGACTTGTCGAAGCTGCATAGTGAAGTAGCGGTGCTCAGAGCCTACATGGGCGAGCTACAGAACGCTGAAGTTAGGAAGCGTCTCACAATTGCGGAGCAGAACATCGCCACCACTAGTCGGGATATCCGCTTGGTAACAGCAATGGGCTGGTTCATCATCACGGGGGTGTTTTTCCCCTACTTCAAGGACGCTTGGGCGTACTACAGCCGAGTTGGACGTAGGAAGCGGCGCCGAGAGGCCGTTGCTGATGCTGCCGATAATGCGGCCGAGGATGCCGCAGAAGTGGAGATACAGGATCAAGTGAATGAACGGCATCGGCGAGGGGAACGGTAATGGGTGAGTTCTTCTCCATCCCGAGAGCCTACCCTGGTGAGAAGTTCTTCTTGCTCGCTGGTGGTGCCTCCCTTACTGACTTCGATCCCAACGTCCTATCCGGTCACGGTCGTATCATCGCCATCAACGACTGGTATCTACGCTGTCCGTTCGCCGATATCCTATACTTCAGCGACGCCCTGTGGTGGACAAAGCATCGTGAACGGGTATTGGCTAAGTTTGAAGGGCTGTGGATGGTGAGCATGAACGTGGGCGAGGACGGCGTACATCGCGTTCGGCATGGTGGGCTGCATGGACTGTCGTTGGACCCTACGGCGTTGGCGCACGGCGGAAATTCTGGCTACCAGGCAATCGGACTGGCGTTTCATCTAGGTGCTAGTCGCATCGTCCTACTAGGCTACGACATGCACGGCGACCACTGTTACCGACAGGAAACCATCCCGGCACAACGACCAAAGTCCCTTGCGTTCGCCGACGCACAAAAGCGTAACAACTGGGTGCCACGGTTTGCTTCCCTTGTAGAGCCCCTTGCCTCTCATGGTGTCTCCGTCATCAACTGCAACCCCGATAGCTTAATCCGGTGTTTCCCGTTTGCCAAACTTTCTGATATACTCCTACCTACCATGAGCTACTCACATGCCGTCTAGCCTAGTCACAGGTGGCGCCGGATTCATCGGGTCGCATGTCGCCGAACATCTTGTGCGTGCTGGTCACGCAGTCATCGTACTGGATGACTTGAGTGGAGGGTTTGAGGAGAACGTACCGGCCGGAGCAAAGTTCGTCCAAGGTTCAATCGCCGACCACAAGCTAGTAGAAGCGGTATTCGAGACCTACCGGATCGACTACGTCTATCACTTAGCTGCGTACGCTGCCGAAGGGCTGAGCCACTTCATAAAACGGTTCAACTACACCAATAATCTGATCGGCAGCGTGAACCTGATAAACACCGCCATCAACCATCAGGTGAAGTGCTTCGTGTTCACGTCGTCGATAGCGGTGTACGGTGAACCACCGTACCTTCCGGTAACCGAGGAGACTCCGACCATCCCCGTCGATCCCTACGGTATTGCCAAGCTCACGGTTGAGCAGGAACTCCGAATCTCCAGTAAGATGTTCAATTTAGACTACGTTATCTTTCGTCCTCATAACGTCTACGGCGAACGTCAGAACATTGGCGATAAGTACCGCAACGTAATCGGCATCTTCATGAACCAGCTTCTCCAAGGAAAGCCGCTCACAGTATTCGGAGATGGTGAACAGCGGCGCGCGTTCACCCACATCGACGATGTCGCGCCAATCATCGCCGCGTCCCCTTTTGTGGATGCCGCTCGCTGTCAGACCTTCAACCTAGGAGCTAGCGTACCGTACTCGGTCAACGAACTCGCGTGGGTGGTCGGCAAGGCGATGGGGGCATCGCCGAAGATTGTCAACTTGCCCGCACGCAACGAAGTCCAGCAGGTGTATGCGGACCATACCAAGGCTGGGTTGGTGTTCAACTGCCGACCCGTCGTCAATCTCCAGGACGGGCTCGCACGTATGGCTGCGTGGGCACGAGAGCATGGACCCCGTCCGACCGTGCCGTTCTGTGGTATCGAGATCGCCAAGCATCTACCGGAATCCTGGAAATAACCGATGTCTCAAGTCCTACTTATCAACCCTTGCGCCGACTTCCTGGCAGAACCGGCGTTCGTACCGCCGCTGGGACTGCTCTACTTGGCTGCTGCGCTTGAAGTCGCTGGGCATCGTCCGCACGTCGTCGATCTAAACCTTCCCGGCACCACTATCCGGGGTCACGACCCCGCAATGATCGGCATCGGGCTGACGACGGCGCTCTACCCAGCAGCACGGCGGATCATTGCGGAGTGCAAGCGTGGCTATCCAAGTGTTCCTATCGTCGTTGGTGGTCCGCATATCTCGGTACGCCCGATGGACTTCTCCAAGCTTGGTGCCGACTGGTTTGTGAGCGGCGACGGGGAGAACGCGATCTGCAATTTGGTGAGTGCAACCTTTCAGCATAAGACCGCTGCACTGTATCCGATGGATGTCGATGTCGATCGCATTCCGATACCGTCTCGTCACCTAGTTCCTATCCACGAGTATAAATGCACGTTGGACGGGCAACCAGCGACCTCTTTAGTCTCGCAGCGTGGGTGTCCGTTTTCGTGTTCGTTCTGCTCACGCTGGTCCGGCTCCCGTCGTGTCCGCGCCCGCCACCTCGACAATGTCATCGAGGAGATTCGGCAACTCAAAGACGACGGTTGGTCGTCGTTCGTCTTTCACGACGACGAAATGAACCTGCACAACGACAGGCTGATTGCGCTGTGTGAACGCCTAGCCCCTGAGAACGTCCGCTTCAAGGCTAACGTCCGTGCGGACTTACTGACCGCCGCACAAGCCTCTGCTCTAGCCTCCGCTGGTTGTTCCTGGCTCTGCGTCGGCGTCGAATCGGGCAATCCAGACATCCTTCTCCGCGTCAATAAAGGAACTACCCCCGATATCAACGCTCGTGCCCGCGCTATCTGCCGAGACGCCGGTATCAAGTTCAAAGCCTTCGTCATCGCCGGTCTCCCTGGCGAATCCCACGCCACCATCGCCGACACCCGCCGCTGGCTGATCGACAACTCCGTCGATGACCTGACAGTGACAATGTTTATACCATTCCCAGGATCGTTCATCCACGACCATCGCAACGGTCACGACATCGAATTCAACGTCGATTACGAGCACGAGGCGATGACGTTCCGTGGCGCTGCCGGTACTCACTTACCGCATTCCGTACGGACCTCTGGTCTGTCGTACGATGAACTCGCGGCGCTTCCCGAGCAGCTTGAAGCAGAGGTACGCGGCGCATTGCGATTAGGCAGCACCTACCAGGGACCCGCGTCATGCAGTTGAATCTAGGGTGTAGCGACGCCATCATGCCGCCACCGTGGATCAACGTCGATATCGTACCACCCTGCGACCAACTCGCCGATCTGAACGAACGATGGCCTTGGGCAGATAGTTCAGTCGATTACATCGTCGCCCTTGATATCTTCGAGCATCTCCACTCCCCAATCCACTCGATGAACGAAGCCTGGAGAGTCCTGGTCCCTGGCGGCAAGATCGATATCATGGTGCCGACAACGGACGGGCGTGGGGCATGGCAAGATCCGACGCATGTGTCGTTTTGGAATCACAATAGCTTTATGTACTACACGCACGGGAACGGACACCGTAATCGGTTCGCCGCTGCCTATGGAATCCGTTGTGCGTTCAACATCATCTCCGAAATCGAGCAGGTACTTGTGGATCAAGTCCTAAAACTGCGGATCGTACTGGAGGCTGTGAAATAGTGACATCAGTTCCTACTCTCGACCTTGCTTACTTCGCCAAGAACCGACTAGCGTTTACGAAGGAATCCCTGCGTACTCTGCGTGCCAACACCGACTGGTCCCGCGTCACCAACTTCGTGATCTACGACGACGGCTCCACCGATGGCACACTGGAATTCCTCCAGCAACAAGCCACTGAGCTAGGCACCGAACTCCGGCAAACCAGCTTTGGTTCCGGCCTTACCGCCCGCAGCGATTTCTTCCGCCGCTCCACCGCCGACCTCCTAGCCACGATCGACAACGACGCGATGTATCCGCCGAACTGGCTCGACATCGGTCTCGGCGTCATGCAGCGCAACCCCACTCTGCCGATGCTCTGCCTGGAGAACATCTGGAACCTGTCCGGTCCCCTGCCGCATTCCTACCAGCCCGCTCCAGCCGGTGACGGTCTCGCTATCATTCGGCGTTCAATCTTCTTACATGGGGACTACCCGGTAGCTCGTGGCGTCTATCACGGGCTGGACGACTGGTGCCGTAAGCACAAGCTGACGATCGGTTGGATCAAACCCTCTCTCCCGGTCTTCCTGCTGGACCGTATCCCCTTCGACCCTTGGTACTCACTATCTGAGTCCTACAAAGCGAAGGGCTGGCAACGGGATGTCGGCAACATGCACATCTACAGGATGGATGAGTCCTACCTGTGGAACTGGTGCGACTGGCAGGCACCCAAGGTCACGCTGGTCGTTCTGTCACGTTACGCCGATATCTTCATGCCACTGGCAGCTTCTATCGAGCAGCACGCGATTGACTCTGGGATAGCAGAGAAGATCCTGGTGCTGGACGCAGCCGCCGACGAGTCTGAGTATGATCTCCCATCCCTGCGTGCCCGTGGCTGGAAGATCCTAACCGGCCAGTCCCCATTTGTGTTCTCGCGCAACGTCAACGCTGGTATCCAAGCGTCCAACCCGGCACACGACATACTCTTCCTGGGGGATGACGGGCGATTCCTGACCCCCAGTACTGTCGAACAACTCCACGCTGCCGCCTACTCCGACCCAACTGTCGGCATCCTGTCCCCTCAGATTAGCGGAGGGCTCGTAGGTACGGTGATTCAACGAGCGACGAACTCCGTCCCTGCTAGTGTGTCCGGTGGGTCGCGCGGTATTAGTTTCTCAAGTCAGCGTCGTCATACCCGTCCCACCCGCAGTATCGCGCAGCCCCCGACTAAATCCGGCCTGCTCTATACGAACGAGTACCTGTGCTTCGTGTGCGTCTACATCAAACGCTCCGTCATCGACCGCATTGGTCTTATGGACGAACGCTTCACAGGTTACGGATCTGACGATGTGGACTACTGCCAGCGAGCACACGCCGCCAACTTCCGTTTAGCAGTAACGCCATTCGTCCAGATCCATCACGGACATCAGTCCCAGCCGGTATCCGCCACCTTCATCCGTGCGATGGGGTCGGACCAAGCCCGCGACAGATCTATGCGGGAGATGGGCAGGGTATTAAATGCGAAGCACGCGCACGCCGCGCAGCCTGTGACGATCCCAGGAACCTACTTACCCGGTGGAATCACACTCATCACTCCGACTGGCGGGCGTCCTGAGTCCTTCGCGTTGCTGGAGCGATACATCAAACAGCAAACGTACACTGGTGCGATTCAATGGCTGTGTGTGGACGACGTAGATCCTGCGACCCCATGCACGATGGGGCAGACGGTGATACGCCCAGAACCCCGGTGGTCAGCGGGCAGCAAAAGCACCCAGCGGCGCAACCTGCTCGCCGCACTTCCCTTTGTCACTTACGATAAGATCCTGATACTGGAGGACGACGACCACCTGTCACCGTCCTACCTGCAAGAGATGAGTGCGCGGCTCGACGCCAACCCAATAGTGGGTCAGCCTAATGCGCTCTACTACAACGTCGCCTACCGCGCATACTACCAGTGCCCCAACCACCGTCACGCATCGCTCTGCGCGACCGGCATCCGTGCGTCCCTGCTCCCCGACCTACAGTGGGTGTGTGAGCAGACCACGACCGAATACATCGACATAGCACTCTGGCGGAGAGTAGCATACTCTCGTGGGTTATTCGCCGGTCCCCACTTGTGCATCGGCATCAAGGGAATGCCAGGACGACCGGGGATTGGGCATGGACACCAGCATGATCTTCCCTGGAAACTAGACCCTGATCTGTCGGTGCTGCGGTCTTGGATCGGAGACGACGCCGCACTGTACGAGAAGTACACTGGGAGAGTTCCGAGTGCCCCGGTAGCACCATCGCAATCGACAGTGTCGTTCTCAAGATCGAGACGGCCAGTCAACTTACAGCGCGGATTCCTTCCGCGTGTGCATGCACAGGGATAGATAGGATGCCGGGAATCACACTGATAACGCCGACCGGGGGACGACCAGAGGCGTTCGCGCTGTGCGAGTATTTCATCAACCGACAAGACTACACTGGACCTACTCAGTGGTTGGTGATAGACGACTGCATGCCACAGACCAACATGACGATGGGACAAGACCTTATCAATCCGCTCCCATCTTGGACTCCTGGTCATAACACGCAGTCCCGCAATATCTTACTCGCTATCTCCAAGGTGAAGTACGACATCGTACTATTGGTCGAAGACGATGATTATTTTCGTCCCGACTACCTGTCCCTTATGTCCCGGCGCTTCCACTCCCCCCGCACCTTCCTCGTCGGCGAAGGCAATTCGCACTACTACCACCCCCCAACCCGCCAGTACAAGATCTTTCACAACCCACGGCACTCATCGCTCTGTGCGACCGGGATTCGTGCCTCGCACCTGCACATGCTCACCGACATCTGCAACCTCTACCCTCACGGCGGCATCCTCGACATCCCCCTATGGCGGCGTGTTGCTGGAAACCCCGGAGCAGTTATCCATTCATTCTCCGGCTCCTGCATCGGGATTAAAGGATTACCCGGTCGTCCCGGCATTACCCAGGCACACCGCGAGCAGACCCGTGGGTGGTTCGCCGACCCCGACCTCACCATGCTAAGATCGTGGGTCGGGGATGATGCAAATCTTTATACCAAGTACTATCAGAAGCCTGGAGAGGTGAACTGATGCCAACGGCATGGGAAAACCTGATGGCGGGTGCTAACGCTTCGCAACTCGCTACGTTCGGCGAAGACGTGGACTGGTCAGGATCGTCTGTTCCCATCACCGTCATCACGTCACAAACTCCCTTTGTCGGGGAATCTACGCCGAACCCAAACTACTTCTACCTGTGGGCGATGCTCGTCGATGTACCCGGCATTGCACGCGGCGACACCATCACACGGAACGGTGTTGTCTATAACATCATCGACGTAGATCCTGACGGTGGTGGTGGTGTCCGCGTACAGTTGGAGAAGAACAACTAATGACGAACCCCTCCGATCTCGTCGATAACATCGTCGCTGCCCTACGTGCGATCCCCGGTGCTGTTAGTGAACTAGGCTCCGATGCCTCCCGCATCGCCGGTTATGAGGACCTGTTCCCCGGCTCCCTGACCATCTCCGAGTCCATCAACAACATGCCGAACCCCAGCATCCTGGTGGTGTACAATGGCACCGCCACCGCCGACTACAAGAAGGGTTCTGTGTGGGAGCACAAGTTCTCGCTGATCCTGAAAACGAAGAACGCCTATACCGATCTCGTTGCCGCCATCATCAACGGCGTACCGACAGGCGGTATCTACGGCGGTACCCTAAAGTTCCGTCTCATAACTTTGCACTCATCCTGCGATCCGATCAACGAACTCAGTGCGGATCGCCGTCAACTGTTTTTGTCGGAGTACTCCAGTATCGACTACTGGGAAGTAAGTTTTGTCCTCTACGAACGGGGACTGGCCGCATAGTCGGCACGCCGCATAACGGCTCACAAGGAGAATTAGTATGCCCGGTGGAATTCGTGAATTAGGACTAGCAATCGGTTTCCATAAGCAATCTGCTTTGCAAACCGCACTAGTGGCAGCCGATATGTGGGCGCTGTCACAAACCAGCCGAGCAGTCGGCCAACCCAACCTTGTTCTGGAGAGCAATGCCGCCGACATCGGCAAAGGGCACGAGTGGGCTACCCAGCTCTTCAAATCGAACTGGGACATGCCCTGGTCGTGGGACGCCCGTCTCACCAGCGAGAACGCCGCCATGCTCGCCGCGTTCGGACTGGGTGTCACCAGCAAGGCAACAGCGGGTGCCGGTTTCAAGTACACCTTCACGCCGCTCGATCCCATCCTAGACAACCTCGTGATGCCGGTAACGACGCTCGTGCAGGCAGTACGTCAGGGTGCCAGCGATTTCTTCGACTTCGCACTCATCGGCATGGCGCTCAATGAATTCCGGGTCATGCTGCGCCAAGGGCCGGGGCGCGACAACGCCACCATGACCTCTACCTGGACTGGATGCGGAAAGTTCGCCAACCCCAGCACCATTACCCTGCCGAACGCCACTGTCGAGCATCCGCTCAATGCCGGTGGTGCCACCACGCTGACTGTGTCGGGTGTCGATTACATCGCCAACCAGCGATTCGTATCGATGGAGTTTGGCTGGCAGAACAACCCCCGGCTGGACTCTGGGTTCTATCCGGGGTCGGGATCGCAGGACGGCGCTAGTATCCGTGGCCGTATGCGTCACGGCGACCGCGCTTGCTTCCTGAACTTCGTCGTCGAGATGGAAGCGGACAGCGCCGAGCGTACCAAGATGGAGGCGCTGACCGAGGGCGCGGCGAATATCATCGTCGCGGGCGATTACCTCGCGGGTAGCGCGGGAGCCAAGCACACCTTAGAGGTCACCTGGCCCCGGCTGATCTTCAAGACCACGCCGATTGGCGAGACCGATGGTCTCATCACCATCGCGGTGGATTGCGAAATCCTCAAAGACCCCAGCGATGAAGTCGTGACTATGGAGGTGACGACGCTCCAGGATGAGATTGGAGAAGCAGCCTAGACAACAGAGGTTGCTTAATCCATAATGGATTTCGAGGGCGAGCTTGGGAACTGGCCAACAAACGATGTCAGTGGAAACTAGGGGTAGATCGCTGACACAACCTGATCCCGTTAACCTCCTGCCAGATCAAAGCAAGCCGCCCTCGAACAGAAACAAAGCAGTAGAACAGTAACTTAACTTGGACACTTCCAAAGGAGATATATGTTCCGCCTCAATTCCCTGAAAGAACCCGAAAAAGGATTCCCGGTAACCATCAGTTCCGGCACTGACAAAACCTGCCGCGTGCGATTCCCGACCGACGCCGAATGGTGCGAGCGCGTCCGCAAGATCCGGGTGTATCGCACCCCTGTGGGCCGCGATATGTTCGAGTCGAACGCACCCGGACAGGCCGATGTCGATCTAGCCCTATTCACTAAGATACGGCTCGACGCCGACTCCGGCATCGACTTCGACTCCGCTGAAGCCAGTAAGGTTATCACCAAGCTCGACTCCTGTCGGATCATCGACGTATCCCGCGACGGCAAGCAGTTCAAGATTGCGATGGAAGTTCCCCTCTCCGAAGTCTCCATCACACTCAAGAGCCCCACCTTACGCCAATCGAAGGAGTATGAGGATGGCTCGATGAAGCTCCGCTCTGGGCGTCGGACCCAAGAGTGGCGCTCCTTCCTGGAGCCGGCCGGCGAACTCTTCAAGGAAGTCTTCGTCTCTCAAGAGGGGTATGCCGACGACACCCTGATCCCGATCATTCATCAGTACGCCGCGATCCGCGAACTCCTCGATCAGGGTGAGGAAGCAATCGGCGAAGGCATCGTACTCCCGGAATAACATCGCCTGACGCCATCGCCATCGGTCCAGGTGCGTCAGGCTCATTCCGGGCACTAACACGCGCGGCGTTCAACAACTCCACCACCGACGAGGATATGGGATCGCCACTTGGGGTTCTATTCCGGTCGGTGGCCGACTTGGACTTCGCGCTCCAAAAGAGGATCACCATTACTCTCGATGACATCACGAGAGAGGAGTTCCTAGCATTGCGGGTGTTTGAGGAAGAGAAGATCAAGTACCAGGAGAGGCAGATGCACGGGGACCAGGCGGAGCAGAGACCGAAGAAGTGGTCGAGGGTAGGGTAGAAGTTAGACGATGGCTACAACAATCAGAGGGCGTACCCGAGTAGATGTCACGGCGTTCGGTCCTAATCGTATGCGCGAGATCGGCACCGACGTACTCACCAAGATCAAGACCCGCCTCTCCTATGGTATCGACGTACACGATGCACTCGCGCCGCCGCTCCGCCCCAACTACAAGAAGTTCAAGGCCCGTCGTTATCCACCCGCTATCCGCAATTGGCGGATGACCGGACAGACCCTCGGGCATCTCCAGATAAAGCGTTCCGGTACCAACTTCGTCGTCCTTGGTTTTCTTCCTGGTTTCCGCTCCGGGCGCAAGGACAAAGTCCCTATCGAACTCGTAGTTGCCCGTAACCAAGCCCGTTCTCGTCAATGGGGCATGTCGCCATCCGACGAAGGCGTCCTGATGCAATCCGTTCGCGGTGTTCCATACGCTCGTCTGTCCAAGACCGCCTAAGTGCTGACTAGGAGCTAGAGTATGGCTGAAGACATCACAATCCGAATCCCACCAGAGCAGGCAGAGTCTGATGCTGCCAAGATCAATGCGAGTGTCGAATCGATCGAACGGACGGCGACAAAGGTAGGGACAGCTCTGGGAGCCGAGATCAGTAAGGGTACGCAGCAGGCTGTTAATGTAGTTCATAGCAGCACAAATACTATCAATCGGGCGATGGACAGTATCACGGCGAAGATTCGTGCTACGGGGGTATCGGCACCTACGCCGATCCAGCAAGTCGAAGCACTTCGGATGCAGGGGATTAGTCGAACGTCCGGGGACGCCCGTGCTTTTGAGCAGATCAATGCTGCTGCTGCTGCACAGACACGCATCTTACAGGAGAATGCAGCGGCACAACTCAAAGCAGCAGCGGCGGCGGAACAGCACAATCGAACAATGCGGGCATCGGATGAGCAGTGGTCGAGGTTCCGCGCTAATGCGATGGGCGCAAAGCAGGCACTCGATAACCTACGAATATCGGAGGAACGTGCAGCAACCAGCAACGCTCGCTATATACAGCAACAAGCTCTCATAGGCCGTACACCTACTGAGCGCCGTGACATCCAACGCCAGCAGGAACACGAAGCGGCACTCGCTGGCTCTGGGATGGACCCGGCGAACAGAGCAGCGCTCATCGCTAGTTACGGTGCTGCAAATGCTAGGTTGGCAGAGCAGGATAAGCTCCAGAAGGAAGCGGCTATATCCGCTCGTAGTATGAACAGTGAGTTCAAGAATGCCGTCGAGCGACTCGGTGCAGCGTTCGTCGCCTACCAACTCTATCAGCACGCCATTGTCGAAGGTATCGTCGGAACCGCGATGGCGGCAGCGAGAACCGAAACCTTGGGCGTCGCCATGGAAGCGGCAGGCAAGACCAATAACATCGCCGTCACCGGACTGCACATGCAGGAGGCGGCAATCAAGAAACTCGGTATCACCACCGAAGACGCCCGCCAAGCGTTGATCCGTATGATGGTGGTCGAGATTGACACGGCGAACGCGACGAAACTCGCCCGCCTTGCCCAAGACGCCGCCGTAATCTCGAACATCAACTCCTCCGATGCCTTCCAGCAGATGATCTACGGAATCCAGTCCGGCCAAGTCCGCGTCCTCCGCACCATCGGCATCAACGTGCAATTCGCCGAATCCTATCAGAAGCTCGCCGTCGTGCTCGGCAAGAACGTCCTGGAACTTACCGAACAGGAGAAAGCACAAGCCCGTGTCAATGAAGTCCTGCGTGTCGCCCCGCAGTACGCCGGTATCTATGAGCAGTCGATGACCAGCGTCGGCAAGCAGATGACATCCCTGAAGCGGTACTTCAAGGAGGCGCAGGACGCAATCGGTAAGGAATTCCTACCGCAACTAGGCGTCGCCGTACGTACCCTGACCGAACTCGCCAAGCTCGGCGAAGAGCACCCCAAGGCCGGGTCGGTACTCGCATTACTCGGTGGCGGTCTCGCTGTCACTGCTGCGACGAAGTTCCTACTGGGAACCACAGCAGCCACCTACGCCGGTGCCGGTGTCGCTGCTGGTGTGAACATGGCTGCCACAAACGCCTTTGCCCAAGCCGCCGCCGACAAACTAACACTGACCATTTTCGGCACCACCAAGGCGCTACAGGAGTTCAAAAACGAGTACTACGGCGTCGCAGTACCCGGCTGGATTACATGGCTAGAGGAACATCTCCCTAAAGTGTTCAAGGACGCAGCGGATGAACTACGCAGGCTATCCGGGGTTCCACTGCCGGGGGACTCCGCATTCGCAAAGATGCTGGAACAACGTACTAAGGAGACGACCGACGTTATCAAGAAAGGGGTCGATACCGATACAGCAAAGATTTACCAACGCGACTTAGACGCCTACTTGAAGGTCTCCGAACGGAAGATATGGCTGACCAACATGGTGAAGGCGGCGGAGCAGGCCGTGAGCGACGCCCGCGATTCTAGTAATAAGCGTGCCTACGTTGCTGCTCTCGCGCAGCAGCGTGGCTACGAAGCAGAACTCGAAGCCATCGAACGCTACAAGCGCAACGAAGAACTCCTCATCACGTTGCGCGACACCTCCAACCGCAAAGAGCACGAGTCCATGAAGGAGTCGTTCTCGATGCTCGATCAGATCAACAAAGCGCAGATGGAGAAGGGGCAACTCAACCAAGCGTACGCAACGCTGGCTAAGATGTCGTTCGCCGAGTACACCAAGGAGATCGAGATACAGCGTGCAGCGTGGGACAAACTAACACTAGCGTCCCTGAAGTTCTACGACGCCAACATGGACGCAAACATTGCGGGTGCCACCGAAAAGTTCAAGGCGATCTCCGAGGAATACATCAACAGCAGTAATCAGCGTGACAAACTACTGGTAGGCGCCGGTCGATCCGATATCGAACGTCAGGCACAGGCTGCACTGCGATTGTCCGAAGGCGCTGGCGGCTCTTCCGTGTCCGCAATTGAGCAGGCATATTCGATTCGCATCCAGCTCGCGCATGATCTCTATGACTACGAGGTCACCCAAGCCGAGAAGATCAGTGCCATTGGAGAGAAGTCGGTTGCGATCACACGGGCATGGACCGATCAAAAGGCGATGTTAGACGAGGCAACGATATCGCGTGCGGAGTCCCTAATTCGGTTACAGCAGGAACACTTCGATGCACTAAAGCGATCGTTTGAGGGTCTGTTCGATGCCGCATTCGAGGGCGCAAAGAGTTTCACCAATGCTCTCAAGCGCATGATGATGGCGGTATTCCTCACCCCTATCAAAGAACAAATGTCGAGGATGTTCGCCGGGATGTTCATGGGAATGCAAGGGCAGGCTGGTGGTGGGGGAGCAGGCGCAGGCGGTAGTGGAATCCTCAGCCGGATCTTCAACGTCGGCGGGTCGAGCAACACCACTAATCGGGTGTCGGAGACGCTGAACCTGAATGTCACAGGCGGCGGTGGTGGTATCAACAGTGTACGGCTGATAAACGGCGCAGTCCCCGTGGTGATTGTGGGGACGGCGGCGGCGGCGAGCACGGGAGGTGGTGGTACAGCAACGGCTATCGGTGCCGGTGCCGGCGCCGGTTTCCTCGGTGGTCTCCTATCTCGCGCCCCACGCACCATCGGCGGTGAGGTCATCGGTGCTGGTGGTTCCACTACGGGACTCACCCGTGACGCCAGCGGTCTCTGGCTGCGTGGTGCTGGGGCAGGCGAGGGTGCTGCTCTTGCTGGTGGGGCTGCCACAGGGATGGCAGGGCTTCCCACATACGGTGGTGGGTTCGGCGGTGCCGGTCTGCCCGGTATGATGCCGGGGTGGGCGGGATCTACAACCATAGGTGCTGGCGGTACCGCTGGTGGTGGCTTCGGAGGCATGCTCAAGGGTATGAACTGGGGACAGGCCGCACAGGGCCTAGCGCTCATGGGTGGCATGGGGCTCCTCAGTGCCGGTATCCAACGCCGCTCCTCTCCCATGACCGTTGCTGGTGGCGCCGCAATGGGCTACGGAATGTCCGGGATGATGGGGATGACCGGACTAGGTGGGGCTATCACAGGCGCGGGCGGAGGGCTCGCCGCTGCCGGTCTAATGCGTGGGGGTGTCTCTGGTCTTGGGATGTCCACTGCTGGTGGGGCACTTATCGGTATGCAATTCGGTGGTCCTATTGGTGCTCTCATCGGTGGCGCTATCGGACTCGGTGCCGGTATCGTCCGTCTCTTCATCAAGTCCGCCGACGAGAAAGTCCAAGACAAAGTTCGTGCCACGTACGGACTCACCATCCCCAAGTCGATCGCCAAGCAGATCGTGCAGTTCGCCAAGGAGAAGTACGGCGGCTCTCTCGACATGGCCGTCCGCGCTCCCGAGACCCGCGAACTCCTTCGTCTCTATGGTCAGACAATGGGGATGAAACTTCCGACCTCGCTGATGTTCGACGTAGCGCGTTCCGCGTCCCTGATCCAATCCCGTGGCGAACTCTTCCAGGGCGCTCAGTACGACAACGGACAAGCCTACACGTACGCCAGCAACCTACGCGCGTATAACGGGATCTCGGGCATGCAACTCCCGACGATGTCGCCCACTGCCGGTGCTGGTGGTCAGCCTGTACAGGTCTTCGTATCCCCACAGGCTACTGTGAACCTTTGGCGCACCGGAACCGCCGCCGCGATCCAGGGTGACCCGCGCGGCGTCGCCCAATCCGCTATGCGCGGTGCTACTGCCTCCAACGTCCGTTCCGGCAACGCCGTCTTGACTTTAGCTCCTAGCGTAATCACACACTAACAGGTACAATACTCTCAATGCCCGGTTCCGTCATCTCGATGACCCCCACCGCAGTATTCCCTGAGACCCTGTCACGTGCGTTCACCGAAACCCAGACCTACGCCGCGAACGTCGCTGAGTACCATGATGGTTCGTCGCAGCAACTCGCTCTCGTCTCTGCGCCGCGTCACGCATGGCGGCTCTCCAAACATCTCCCCCCAGCCGATCTCGTCACCCTGCGTGACTTCATACTTATCCACATTGCCGACTCATTCTGGTTCTACAGCCCTAAAGAAACCGTCCCCCCCAACACATCCGATCCAACCGGCGTGGACCCCATTGGACGCTACGCCGTCCGCATCAACTCCGACTGGTCACAGAGTATGGGGATCGCACTGTGCGATACCACCGTCGAACTCATCGAAGTAACGTCCCTAGAGGAAGCCGAAATGGTAAATCATCTCACAGACTTGTGGATCACCTTGCAGCCGCCGAGAGGAATGCTCATAGGAGGAGCGGATCTGGCACCGCCCCTAAAAGTGCTCCTCCCCAGTGACGCCTATGCTCTCCGTGTGTGTGCCGCCGTCGCAACGTCGAAGCAGGGAAGCGTTGGAAAGATGGACATGCAATACGAGACTCCAGCACACGTACTGCACAACGTCTTCCCTGGAGGTGTCGGGTCTACAGGTGCCGACATTGACGGCGAGGTTGTTACCGACTTCGTCTCCGACCCTGTCGATATTCCAAACGGGTCCAAAATTTACCTCAGCATCCAGACCGCGTTCACTCCGGGCGTTGATGACGAACTCACCCTGCAAGTGCGCGGCGAAGTAGTGCTCGTCTGACATAATCCAAATGCCTCTTCTCAATCGCACCGGCTGGACCGCGACGGCGGACAGCGAGTACGGAACCGCCCACGCCCAGCATACTGTCGATACTCCTCCTGACTGGTGGACCGCCGCCTACACTCCGTACCCGCACTGGCTGGCCGTGGACATGAAGGCTCCGGTCACTTTCGACCGCATCGACATCGGCTGGGACTACTACGGGCGCTTCGCTACGAGCATCGAGGTCTACGTTTCAAACGACGGAATCAACTGGGGCTCTCCTGTCGTCACTGTCGCCATGCTATCTCGCACGGTTCAGGGACCTGAGCAGATCATGATCCCCCGGCAAACTGCACGGTACCTCAAGTTGGTCGGTCTGGCCGGCGCCCTCGGCAACTGGATGTACATCCAGTACATCTATCTGTGGGTCGAGCAGGGCCTGAACCGCTACGGCTGGAGCGCCACTTCGGACAGCCACTACGACGACGCGACGGACGCCCAGAAGGCCATCGACGGGTACTCCGAACAGAATTACACCAACTTCATTTCGGATGCCGGCGCCCCGCAGTCCATCACCGTGGACATGGGAAGCGTGCAGACCATCAACTACCTCCGAGTGCAGCAGGCATCGGTGAGCTCCTACGTACCAATTGTGTGGGGGCAGACTCTTCCAACGCGGGTGCAGGCATGGACCAGTCTGGACAATGTGACCTGGACCCTAGCTCGGGAGATGGTTTGGCCAGCGTACGGAACTACGCATTGGATCGAGTTCACCTCCCGCTTGGCCCGGTACTTTCGGTTCACCGCAACGCAGATCGGGGGACAGTATGACCGCCTGGCCATCGCGGAAATTTGGGCTGGACAGCTCGCACCTGGCGAAACCTACAAGCGCTACTGGAAGGCGCACCCGCGAACTCTAAACACACACCAAGCTCTTGGCCGAGGAAGCGTTGATTATCTTCGCATCACTCCAGACGGAACAGATCCTTCTAATCGACAACTCTCCAAAGTGGAATCCAAGATACGCCTTTGGATGACGACACCACTCACCACTGACTACCCGGAGATCGCCTGCTCGGATTGGGATACCCCTACAGGCTTTGCGGATCTCACGCTCGAAAGCGTTTCGATTGTAACGGAGGGATCAAACAACGGTTCACCAGAAGTGGACATTTACATTTCCGGGTACATTAAAGACCATCTATGGTGGGGTGGTTTCGGAGATCCTGACCTACCATCCTGGTACAACGGCTATGGTCTCTATCCTCAACTTCAGGACCTTTTCTGTACTGCCGGGAGTTGGACACATGGGTTGAGCCCTTCGGCCATCGGAAGTTTCTACAGCAACATAGTGCCTTGGGGATCAACGAACCAAAGCGATCCCGGAAACGGCGACTCAGGTAACCTAGACTGTGCCAATATTCTTATCACCGACCACTACCTGCTGGTGGTCTGGGAAACAGTATGGGCTCCTCCGCTCGGCCTATCACACTTCGGCATAGGTTGGGCAACTAAACGTCACACCGCTGGATCGAACGATCCAACTAGCGGGGACGGAAACGCAATCTTTGGGTAACATACTAACTCATGTCTGAAACCATCGGCAGAATCGAACTCCCAGACGCCATCATAGATACGTCTACGCCGTACTTCCCGTTCGTCACCGAGTACCCACATGGCATGGCGATTGCCCGTCAAGTCATAGCGCATTCGTTTGGCGACCCACGGGTTGAGCAACGCTATTTCGTTGGAGACCCAGCCGCACGCTATACCTACGTCGCTACTGCGCTGACGAACGACGACCGTGCGACTCTCGTAGCGTTCTGGCAGTCCATTCAGGGTGGCGTCCTACCGTTCATCTACGGAGTCCCCCAGGAGGATCAGTCGTTCGTCGAAACCGTCGTCCGCTTCGAGAACGGACCACTGACCCTGAACGACCTCCTCGCCTGTATCTGTTCGGTCGGAATTACGTTCATCGAGATCCCCGACCCCGCTATCGCTCCCGAATACGCCACCGACACCAACTCCCCACTGATCCGGTTCCCCGACACCACACTCGCTGAGGCCCTGCTCGACGAAGTCCAGGAGATCATCCCACTTATCCACATCCGCGTCGCCGAAGCCGCCGTCGATGACATCTACCTCTCCGATCGCCGCGTCACTATCGACGGCACTCTCTACCAGCCCCGGCTCCTTCGTGTTGGCGACCCCGGCAGTGACATCCTCATTCAGCAGTCCATCGACGGCTCTACTGACGATGTCCAATTCGCATTCGGCAACGCCGACCGACTGATGATCCAACTTGCCAACGACACCGAACTTAAATGGGCGCAGATCGAACTCTCCCTCTACCACGTCCAGACTGGCTATCTCCTGAATCTCTGGGCTGGGCGGATTGTAAGTTGGGAATCGAACGCCGGTCCAGAGTTCGTCATTCATGCATCCGACCCACTCAGCGCCCTCAACATCCTATCCCCAGTACGTGTGTGCTCGCACTCCTGTTACCGGCGCTATGGTCTCGACGGATGCCCCGCCATCGTCGGTAGTCAGCCCCTCGACACTGCCCACTTCCCACTCGCCGACGCTACATGGTGCGACCTTGGGTACGACACCCCCAACGGGTGCCTCGCTCACTCTCCTGCCGGTGAAACCAAGCACTACTTCGGCGGCGTCGTCATCGCGCCCGAGCAAGCGCAAGTCCTCGATAACTCCACCGGACTCTGGGGACTAGGGCGACAATCCATTACCCCCACCTCTCAGATCAACGACTCGGCATGGGGAAAGTCTCTCCCTGAGATCTGGCATAACGACGATGGCATCCCGCAGCGGGGGCTCCCTGTCCAATGCACCATCGCATGTGGACGTGAAGAATCCGACTTCTACTCGGCCATCGGTCTTGTCGGCGTAGGCCCCATTGGCGCATTTACCACCACGGCGATGGTCGATACCGATGGTGACGGCACCAAAGAGACCTTCGTCGGCAGCACTCTCGATGGACAGCCCCATCATGGCTGGAAGGTAGACAGTTCTGGCAACCCAACCGGCAACAGTTACGGTCTCTTCACAGCGTTGGGTACCGACCCAGCGGGCGCTAACGACTACTTCTCCATCGGTCGTGTTGCCGGAACCCCCGATAGCTTCCGGGAGGTGATCTCCGGCTCCAGTGTGTTCTGGGACAACTTCATCTCGGGGATCTCGTTCCTGAGCATACGCCGTGTCGATGAAGTAGGTGTTCAACTCTCCACCCCCGGCTCCCACTCCATGATCGCGATGATCTCACAGGGGCTTACTGGGTGGACCTGGACCGATATCTCCACCCGCACCGCCGTTCCAGGCTGCACCAACCTGTTCTGGGTCGCGATCAACACCTACCTCCGAGCAATCGGTGCTAACTCCCTCACCGACATAGAACAATCAGCCTACTTAGATGTCGATGCCGCCATCACCTGTGCCACCACCGCCGACACCATCGTGGCTAAGATCATCGGCACCGGAACCGAAGCTCAATTCCGGTTCAAAGGCACCATCGACTCCTCGAAAGCAACCCGTGACTGGGTACGGGACATCCTCAATAACGGCCTCGGATTCTTCACTTGGAGCTTTGGGCGTCTCCGACTCGGTCTTCGTATCAACGCCGCTCCCATCACGACCTTCCACGCCGGTAACATGCTCTTCGGCTCTCTCAAACTTCAGCCAATAACACCGGAGTTTGAGAAGCTCGTTATCGAGTTCGCCGACGAGGAATACCTATTCGCCAAGAACACCGTCGATTACACCGACCAGGATCACGCCGCTCGTTACTCCCGCATCCAAAACCCACTAACCTCGCAATTCGGTCTCGTCGGGTGCTCGACGAAATCCCAGGCGGCTCGTGTCGCCACTGTCCGCACCCGCGAGGAACTCGGCGGCGTTGGTGAATCCGAGCAGAAGAGAGCCCGGCTGGCATCCTGGCGCTCTACCATCATGGCGCTCGACTGCGAAGCGGGGATGGTTGTGGATCTGGTGGACGACGATCTGCCGGATGGATATGGGACGATGCGTATCCAGACTATCCGGGTGAACCGGGACTGGTCGGTCGATTTCATGGGTAAGACCGTTACCGATTCGATGTACGACCTAACACAGGGGAACGTCCCAGCAGCCGTCAGCTCCTCCACACAACCAACACCGGCAGTTCTGCCTGGCCAGTTCAGCCCAGACTTGGAATGGGCAGCTAACAACGTCCCCGTCTCTACGGACCAGACATCGTATGTCGATGGCGTTGCATTGGATATGAGCACACTCGGTCAGCTTGTGGATGGACTATAATACAAAAGGAATCTCGTCATGATTAATCTCAGCAGCACTACCCCAGCCGCGCCCTCCAATAACCAGAACGTGACTTGGCAGAAGAGCGGCACTGATGTGTCGGCGTACGTCCTCAAGCAGATATTCGATCTGTACTGCTACCTTGCTGGGAAGCCTGGTGCCGGTGCCGTTGTATTCCGCCACATCTTCGCTCGCACTGTTGCGTTCGGAGAGGACTTCCTCGGCTCTAAGTGCTCGTACGATTCCGGTCCTACCGACCCAGCGGTGTACGAGATCCAGCAGAACGGTGCCACAATCGGAACCCTGACTCTCGACAACGACACGAGCGAGACGGTCACGTTCCTGTATACCGCCACCGACTCCCCACCGACGTTCGTCGAGGATGACGTACTGACGCTCGTAGCGCCGGACCCGCAGGATGCTACACTCGAAGGGGTAGCAATTACGTTTGCGGGGGTGATTGAGTGAGTGCGCTTGGGCTTAGAAGGTTGACGATCGCCGTGATGCTCTCGGCCTGCGTACTGCTGTTATCCGCCGCAATGGCACCCATTGTCCCCGGCCCAACTTCTCGATTGCGTGGTGTCTGGTGGGACTACTCGCAAGGTCCAACCGATCCCAAGACAGGGGCGAGAGGGCTCTATCTTTGGCTGACGCCGGCAGAGATGTGGTCAAGGTTGATCGAGGGGACGGGGCTCCCGACACCCAACACAATCCTCCATCGGGTGACGCCAGTGCTGACCACGGAAGAACCCGTTATCGGATCGTCCTGCGCCGATCAGGGCCTGAACTCCATCTGGCTCGGCCGGCAGGGCTTGTTCGCGTGCGTCGAGAACGAACAGGGAAACCGCGTGTGGGCAGGCGTGCCCTTTGGGTGGTACACGAACCCGATCATCGTCGGCGCCGCGCTTCCGAATGCGACCATCGGTGTGCCCTACTCGCAGTCGCTGGTCGCCAGCGGTGGGCACGCGCCATTCACGTGGGCCATCACGGGTGGCAAGCTGCCGGCCGGCCTTGCCCTCAGCAGCACGGGGATTCTCAGCGGCACGGCGACCGAGATGGGGGAGTTCGTCGTCATGGTCACCGTCACGGATGCGAACCGGGCATCGACGTATGCGACCTTCGCCAGCGTGCCCGCCCCGCCTGCGGACGGAGGGTATCCGTGCTCACCTGTCCGTCCATGATTCCAACGGAAATCGACGGCCACCTGACGCCGCGTGAGTTGCAAATGGCGAAACTGGTGGGCCTGGGGTGGCACAACAAGGCAATTGCCGTGGAGTTGCACCTGTCACCATTGACGGTGAGGGTATTCCTGTCGAGGATCTATTCCAAGTTGAAGATTGGTCAGGGGACATACTCCAGAATTGTACTGGCACGCCTTGTCTGGGAGAAAATAGCAGAGCCTAAGTGCGGGAACTGCGCCTACGTCGGATTCGCCCGCACCGTGCAGGCAGCGGCTTCCGGAGTTATCGCGCAGGATACCCTGCTGGGAGCATCCAAAGGGGGTGAGAATGAAAGACGTTGTAGTAATTAAGATCGATTTCCCATCTGTAATCCGCGTCGATTTTCCGGCGTTGACAGACTTGGTGGCGTATCTGCGCGACCAGTCCGACCAGCAAAAGAAGATCGAGGCATTGTCAGCTCAAGTGGAAGAACTGAACACTAAGCTGTCGCAATCTAGCACGGTACTCGAAGGTGCCGTCGAAAGAACTCAGAAGTAAACGTGTCTATCGATAGAGACCATTAACGAAAAGGAGATTTACCATGGCTAATTTGACGGAACTCCAGGCGGACATTGCCGAACTGGTGACCACAGTTACGAACACCGTTGGGGTGCAGAAGAGTGCCACCGAAGTACTGAATGGCATCGCTCCCATCATTCAATCCGCAGTGGATGCGGCGCTGGCAGCGGACAACGCTGTCGATGACGCTGCTGCCGCTGCCGCTTCGGCCTCGGTCAAGGCAACATTGGCGACGCTGAAGGACTCTACGGGGCTGCTGGCCACTGCCGTTGCAGCCAACCCCGGTGGCCCCGGTGGGCCTCCTCCGCCTCCTCCCGAGTCTGCGAGTAAGCGCGGGTAATTTCAGGGGAGGTCCTCTGTAGCAGGGGACCTCCTCCCCAGAAACCAACAGGAAAATGCTCGGACGCTGTAGCGAGTGTGGCAGACCACTCAGGATCGAGAGCGGCAAGCATCTCTGCAAGCCCTGCCGACGATTGAACCATAAAGTCGCGGAGGTCTGGGGCAACCTGCTGCGCTCCCCGAATTGGCAGCGGCCGGCGCCGGAGTTTGAGGCGTCGATCATGGGCTCTGCGGCGGCGCTGTGCGTGGAGCACGGCCTGGAAGTGGAATACGGCGCTCCGCTGGATTAAGCGATTCAACCTTGAAAGGAACTACAATGGCAGGATTTTTGAGTTTACTTGCTACCCTTGACCCCAGCACACAGGCCGGATACCATGCCTGCCTGGCTGTGTTCAAGCAGTTGTACCCCGAGGGTGTTATTGACGATACCCAAGGACAGGTCATACTGACCGTGGGAGATCAGGTCGTCCGCATCTCAGGGGACGATATGTACGCCGTTGGTACGGGTGTGACCAACGCCGAACAACTGGTGAAGGGTTGGTTTGGCGGAGGTCCGGTAACCCCGGTGGTCATCCGCAGAGACCCAGGCAAAGTTCTGGACGTTCCCTTCCTGGATACGGATGGGAAGTGGAAAATGTACTCCGGGCCGTTCGAGTTCAAAGTAGCCTGCGATCCCCCTGCGGATGCTGTTCCGATTAGCGGGGTGCCCACGGCCAAGGAAACCAAGCAACGGACCATCGAGGCCATCGGAAGAATTCTGGGGGCACAGCCTCCGAAGACGAAGGTCGAAGTCGCCGACTTTCAGGCACTCGCCGTGATCGTCAACGCTTTCCCGGAGTAACCATGCAGAGAACCCAACGTAGAATTGTCGTTCCGTTCTCCGTCATCCTGGTGTTGCTGCTTGCTGGGTGTGCGGCGCAGAACCACAACACCGTCCCGACGCCGGCGCCTATTCAGGTGGCCAGCGACATCAACAAGCTGGCGCAGGTCACCAATGCTGCCGCGACCTCATTACGGGCCGCATTGAACCAAGGCAAGATCTCTCAGGCCGAATTCAACATCGCCGCCCGTGTGGGCATCGCCATCTCTGCGACCGGGAAGAAACTCAACGCCGATCTGAGATCCACAGATACTTGGGATGTCCAAAAGGTCAAGATGCGTAACGATGTCATCGCATCCGGGCTGGCGGAGATCGCCAAGCAACTCTCGCCGACCGCCCGCACAATCATGGCAGTCTGCTTGAGCACATTCAATGCAATCTCAACAGCGGTGGGGGGGCCGGTACTTTAATGTGGTTACCAATCATCATGGCGCTGATTCCGCAGTTACCCGCCGTCATCGCGGCGTTCATCCATAAGGAGTACCCTCAGTTGGATGACGCACAGGTAAAGGCTATCGTCGTCGAGATCACCGGAGTATCCGACACGGCTTTCGACCAGGCGATAGCGACGTTTGCTGGCGGCGTGAAGCCCCCAACATCGTAACATGCCACTGCTAAAACGTATCACTAAGCCCGCGCAGTTCACCCCGGAGGAGCTGGCCAATCGGCTCCTCCGACAACTGGGGTGGAAAGACGCGCCCGAACCCATCCGCCGTACGTTCATCGACGCCGAGGTTGGTGTGCTGAATGAGATGGTGGCGGAGGGGATTCTGTCAACGAAGTAACCAAAGGAGGCCCAGTATGGTAATCGCACCGTCTTTGCAGTTGCTTGTATTCGTAGTCGGCGATGTGCTTTTGCTGGTCGCCGGCATCGGCGTCCCAGATCAACCCAGGATTAAGTGGGGCTGGCTGGGGGCGTTTCTGATCGCGGCGTCGATGCTGATTAAGATATGACACTGCCGAAAATGCAGTTGTCCGAGTATCCGGGGGCCGCGCGGTTCGTCTCCGCCGCCCCCACCAACTACCGCGCCCGCCCCGCCCCTCCCGCGCTGGGCTCCCGCGCCATTACCCGCATCATCACCCACATCACCGATGGCGGGGCGAATATCAATGGGACCATATCGTGGTTCAAGAACCCCGCTGCCAAAGTCTCCGCACACTACATCGTCGGCCAAGACGGCGAGGTCGTGCAGATGGTCCTGCATAAGGATGTGGCGTGGCATGCAGGAGCCGCGAACTCCAACAGCATTGGGATCGAGCACGTCGCAAATACGCGGGGGCTGCTGGTGACGGAGGTGGAGTACGAGGCGAGTGCCGATCTCGTACGTTGGCTATGCACGCTGTTCAAGATCCCGATGGATCGGGCGCATGTGCTGGGGCACTGTGAGGTCGATAAGGCGACAAGCCACCGTGGGTGCCCGAATGCTGTGTGGGGATGGGAGCAGTACATGACGATGCTGGTACCGCCGACGATCCCCATGGCGCCCACCGATCCGCAGTCAGTCTAGGTCCTAGTTCCATCCTGCTCGTGCCTTCGTGCCTCAAACTCTTCATCCCCAATGTAGTCTGAGCACTCGCAGCCTGGATGGATGCAGGCGGCTTTATCGGGATCGTCACCGCCAGTGTGTTCATCCACGGAATGTAAGCAGTAGGCGCAGCAGACCATAGCCTATTCCTTCTTCCACCGTTTCCCCACCTTCCAATCACTTCTCACCGGCACCCTCAACTCCACGCACCCATCCATCACCCTGCTAATCGTCCTCCCTACCGTCTCGGCTTCGTCTTCCTCGACCTCGTAGATCAGCTCATCGTGAATGGTCATCAGGGGCTCGGCGTCGAAGTGAGCTGGGTCCCAGATATCGTTCTGGATCTGAGTCATCTCGATCATAGTGAGCTTCATCAGGGTAGCGGCGGTACCCTGAATGCGGTGGTTACCGGCTTGGCGTAGACCGGCTTCGACGACCTTAGAGATCGCCGACCTGATCTCCGGTATCAGTCTGACTCTGCCTGCTAGTTCCCAAACATACCCATACCTTCTGGCGTGATAGTGCTGCTCATCCATGTAAGCACGTACACCAGGACGTTTGGCAAACCACGCTGCAATGAACTTCTCGCAAGTATCCAGGCTCCAGAACAACCCACTAAGTGCAAGCTGCAACTGTAACCCGGATGCCGACGATCCGTACAGACACATAAAGCCGACGTTTTTGCATGGTAACCTGTGCTTAATCGGGTCTATCTGCTCCTTAGCAAGTCCGAACACGTCCATCGCCGTCGCCGTGTGAATGTCTCCGTTGTTCTTGAAGACCTCGATCATGCTGAGTTCGTTAGCGCAATGCGCGAGCAGGCGCAACTCGATCTGGCTGAAGTCACAGGAGATCAGCTTACGGCCTTCACCAGCCAAGAACATTGCACGGACTTCACGTCCTAGCTCCGATCGCACAGGTATCGTCTGCAAATTCGGCGCTTTGCAACTTAGCCTGCCCGTACCTGTCCGTGTCGTCGTGATCTCGGGATGTACTCGCCACTCATTCGTGTAGTGCCGACGACCGCACTGCGAGCAACACTTACCTTTACTGTGCAGTACCGACCGCTTCTGCAACCCCTCCGAAAATCCACTCTTCATTTTGGCGTTTTCGCGGTACTCCAGGATCAATGGGATAACTGGATGTTCACCGCGTAACATCTCAAGCTGTTTTTTGCCTGTGCTCTGTCTAGTACCGCTCGGAGTTGTCTTGAGCTTCTGACCGCGACCTACACCAAGAGCGTCGAATAGGAGTTCGGCGACTTGCGGAGCGGAGTCCACGTTGAACGTCTCCCCTGTGAACTTCTCCAAAAAACTTGCCGGTAGCATCCCCGATATCTGCTCGTCAATCCTCCTCATGTTGGCGTCGAACTTCGCACTGAGTCCTTGCATGCCGGGGATGTCGAGCATCATTCCGTTACGCTGGATGCGCCGCACCATGGGGATGATGGAGATGTCGAGACGACGGACGTTGTCGAGGCAGGGATAGCCGGGAAGTGTGATGCCGTCGATCACTTTCAGTACTCGTCTCTCCAGATCCTACCAGTCTTGACGCGACTAACGGTTGATTGTGATATTTTGAACCTACGAGCGATTTCTGTCTGGACTCCTTTAGCCGCCGCTACCTTCTTTGCACGTATGAACGACATCTTAATCTGTGGGTAACGCCAAGGCTTTGTGAATGCTCCACACCGCTTCTTATGGGCCGAGTCTTTAGAATTGTCTTTGTCCGATCCATTAAAAGTGTGCCTAGGATTGCAGCAAGGAGGATTGTCACAGTTGTGACATACATGTAGATTGACAGTAATCTTACGGGCTAAGGATGCTGCTACTCTGTGCGCGTAGTATGATCCTTTATTGTACCCGAAGGTTCCATACCCAGCCTTAGTGCGACTCCCTAGCCAAGGCCAGCACTCATCCGGTCCTCGTTTGTAAACGAGTTCCCAGAACCTCGCCAAGTCTTCCTTGCTCAATTTTGGTATTGGCTTCGCTATACGCATGGATGTTCCTCTATGCAGCAGTATACCACTTTTAGGGCTACTGTGCGTAGTCCTTCTCTGCAACCTCTTTTCCAACATCCTTCCTGCGCTCAGACATGACATGTGCTACTCGAAGTGTGGCATCCGAATCTCGACATGCGTACCTGATCTCTGTGTCCTTGTCCACCTGTGCCAGTCCACGGACAGGCATAGGACCTAAAGCATTCTCGATCTCGATGATGGTTTCGATTGCGAACTCGGATTTCTCTTCTTCACCTACCATATCCAGCTTATTAGACCACTTCACCTTTTCCTTCTGCCAAGCATCCCAAGGATTATACTTCTTTGTCCCCGGCTCTGGTTCCTCTTCTGTGTGTTCCAGGATGCGTTTGATTCCTGTGATTAGAGGGTTCCTTGTCACTTCGTACTTGGGCTTCCCTCGCTTGGTCAAAGCATCCTTGATTCTTGGTAGGGCAAATTCAGTGGACTCGCGTAACCACTGGGCAACGGCCTTTCTGCTTGGAGGATCAACTGTACTGATGTAGTCGTTCATCTGCATTCCACACAGTCGATAGGCTAAGGGTTTCAACCCCTGTGGGAGATTGCCTAAATGAAAGGCTTCCTGCATCGTGTCGCGCAGCCTATCGCTCGGTAGTGTGACGCCATACCGCATCAGCCAATCCAGATCTTGCGGTGCGTTATGGAGCAGATACACAAACCGCTTATCCCTCGCGCAGTGCTCCCTGAACACGCTCATCGCCTTCTCATCCGCCGTCCTAAACAGAAACCCCATCCCCGGCATCCTACTTACCTGCACACTCCGCATCTCGCCCTGTTCGTTCTCCTGGTCGATCGACAGTTCATTGGGCGCCATGTTGTCTTCAAGCAGGCGGGCTAGGACTTCTCCGTTGATCTCGGCGTACACGGGTTTGGGGTATTGGTCGATGGGGATCAGGGATCGTGGGTCGGAACCGTCTACCAGCTTACGTAGTGACTCGAAATCCTCCAGAAGTGGGATCATTGATGTCGAGTCGTGCAACCCCGCCGCTGGGTGGTAAGTCGGAAACACCCAACCTTCCCACCCATAGAAGTCTGTGAAGATGTCAACATATCTTGGAATCCCGTGGTGTGCTTCCAGGTCAATATCCGGGATCAACGAGCACGCTGTTGCCCCCATCAGTACGACGATCTCGGGATCGACCATCGCCAACTCAGACGGCAAGAAATGTGCAGCACACTCCCTTGTCTCGTCCAGCTTCGGCTTTCGGTTGTTCAATGGTCTGCATTTAACAGAATTTGTTACATAGACCTCTTCCCGTCGCAGCCCAGCTATCTTAAGGTACGTGTTATTCAACTCGTACCCAGTTATCCCTACGAACGGTTTCCCCTGTTCGTCTTCCCGTTGGCCGGGAGCTTCACCGACCAGCATGACACGACAAGGGCTAGGACCTAGTCCGGGTACGAGTCGGGATTGGCCCAAACACCGGGGGCACCTGTATGCGTACAGTTCGTTCCAGTCGTGGACGATGCGGAGAGGTTCCATACTATGCGGTCTGTAATGGCGGATCGTTGATCTTCAGCGGCGGTACCAGCGGCTTCGGCTTCGGTGGGCAGCAGATAGGGCAACAGGTACTGCAATACAACTCCACCGTTCTCGTCATCACCCCATTCTTGTCCTCCGCATACTTATAGACCGCATGCCCATTAGGCTTAGTAATCGGCGTCCCACATCCCTTACATGGTCCCGACCCGTATTCCACAATCGCGTGCGTGCGCGGCATTACCTGCCACCTCCATCTTCCTGCGCCGATGAACTAGCGGTCATTGCCAAACTCTCGGCTACTACCTTGTCGTTCCTCTCCATCATCAGCCCCAGTCTAATCCCCGCCGCCAGCCCTATCACCAGCGTTCCGATAACCTCCAGTATGCAATCCGTCGGCTCTGTTGACATTGCCGCTGCAAGCATATCCACGGTCTTATTGGCTGTGAACGCTATCATCATGTCGCTGTTGGCAAACCTAGGCCCTAGCACAGTAACGAGTTCAGCCGTGTCCAGTTCCAGGCGGTGCTTATCGGCTGGCGCATCCTTGAGGCTGGTGCCCCACATAGTCAGCAGTGCATCGACTTCTTCGGTAGTCGGTGCCCGTGACGGCAATGGCAGAGCCGACAGCAGTGTGTTCTTAGTGTTGGTATTAGTACGTGTACTCAAAGTCAGCCTCCTCCCCCTTTTGCACTTCTACTACAACATCAACAATGCTCCTGTACATCGCCCGCCGCATGTTACCGTGATCCAAACTGATTGCATCGTGTATCCGCTTATCGAGCATCATCAAGTTCTGCCTACAGTTGTGCTGCTTCCGATGATCCAGGTGCTCGACCGTCGCCCATTCCGGCAGTGTGGGCAACCCATTCTTCCCCATCGGCAGCACGTAGTAGCACTGCTCCAAACACATCTCCAGCATCACCTTACGATGGACGAGCCAGTTCCGGTACGGTCCACGGCGCGTAATCTGGAGATATCCACGTGCTTGGACACAGACACCAGGGCCGGATTCACGGATGGGCATCAGGCTTTGTTCTTCCCCTGTAACAGTTCCACAATGCTGCTACTGAGCTTGACGCCAATGCCTGGTATCTTAGCCCATGTCTCCCGTGTTGCCAAACACATTTCCAGTGGAGTACTGAACGCCTTCTCGACCTCTTTCCCCTTTGTGTCAATCGAAGGCAATTGCGCGGCCATCTTCCATACTATCCCTGGCGGGCGCCTATACCCAAACTTCGTCCTCGCTGGCAGCGTTGCTTCTCGGATATATGCCGCTTGGACGCTCTTGTGGGACGAAAAGGGAATAGACCACCAGGAATATAGGTTGGCCAACACTACTGCTGTTTCCTCGGCACTCCCAGTTCTTTTAACGGTAACTCCAGCGCACTGTTCTAGGCTAGTACAGTGTTTGTCGATTTCGGCGTAGTAAGCTGCCCTATTCCCGATAAACAACGGAACCCAGTCTCCGCGTCGATGGACCATCAGTTCGCCATGTTGGCCTGGCTTATAGATCCCCTCAATGACGACTACGACCCTATGGAACATCTCCAACAGCCCTGGCAACTGGTGACCACTCAACCGCCCGCCACGCATGCTGGACACCATGTCACTTATTCGTTTCCGTTCCACCCCGATCACGTACTCAGCACCATCTGGTCCATTCCCATGGAAGCAGGCGTCGCCGAACTTCAGTGTCGTAATCCGGGTGGAGACACCGAGACGGCGAATCAACGGGGCTAGGTCAACGGAGCCGACGCGGGAGTCAATGAGGATCACTTGGTATTCACCAGACTTACTTTCTTAGGCTTCGTCGGCTGCACTGCCCTTCCCAACGACGTAATGTTACCCACCCTTCGCTGGATCTCGTACTGGCAAGCCTTCCGCATCTCCGCCGATATCCAGGGTTGCTCTTCCAGCCAGCGGACGTAACCGAGATCGACGTTGCAGAGTTCTTCACCGATGTGTTTGCCAAAATATAACCTCATGCCGACCGCCTCCGCTTGTACAGTTGCGCCCCGGTCGGGGGCTTGGGATTGTCAGCGGGCATCGCGGATCTCCAGGGCTCCCACTTCGTCTAAGATCACGTCTTCGATGGAGTCTTCAGGATTCAGTCCGTCGAGATACGCCTGCTTCGAGTCTCCCGACTCCCAACCCTCCTCGGTCAGAATCATATGCTGCCCGGTGAGCAGGAAATAATCCCGAAACCATTGCGGGTCCGGGGCCTGTATTTCCGCCGCTACGACGCGCTCCAGCAGGCTCAGTGCATCTCTCAACTTCTGCTCAGTCGTCATGTCAATCTGTGGCATCTCTCTCCTTCTCCTGGCCCGCTTGGAGGCGGGCGAGTTCGGCCTCGATCTCCTTTGCGCCGCTCAAGCCTATAAACCCTCCCTCACCTAGGTAGGGTCTTATGTCGGCCCACTTCAACGCCCACTCCAGCGCCTTCACCCGTGCCGCACGCTCAATCTCCGGTCGAGTGGCCTCCACCGCTGCGGCACGCTCGCACCGGATAACAGCGTCAAGAGCTTCCTGCTGTTTAAACGACAAGCCGTCTGATTCGAGATCCCTCCGTGCCACCTTCAGCGCGTCCTGGCCGGTCATGGCTGCATCCTCTCTTCCACTTCAGCAGCCTTGTCGTAACAGAACTGCCACCAGTTTTGCTGTGTGGCGTGTTGAGCTATGTACCTGTAGGCTTCCGCCCTTGATTGTCCTGTTACCTCACGCCGGGCTAAATCCTTGAGCGCCTGTAATTGCTCAGGATCAATCTCCTCAGCAGTGAGGTTGTCCACTAGTTCAAACTCCTTGTACGACATCATCCCCGCCTCCAAGCCACCGCGAGGATGGCGAACATCACAGCAACAAGCGCCAAAGGTATGCGAAATTCAGGGAGAGCAAGACTAATACCCATCACGCTGAAAATCGCAAGTCCAGTGTTGATTTGTTTCATACGTCCTCCTTCCGCTCCCCAGCCGGGGCCGTGAACGCTTCCGGGTAGGCGCGGCGCAAGTGAGTGGTCGCATCTTCCCAACCCGCGCCTTTCGGGATAATGTAGTCCCCTATCTCTTCGTCAATCGCCCGCGTCCTCTCCGCAACGGCCTCCGCGATGGCGCTCGATACCTCCCCTTCCGCCTTGAGCGCCCGATCCGTCGCCAGCACCGCCCGCTCATTCCAGTGGTTGGACTCATCGCGCAGCCGCTCGATCTCCGCCGCCTGCTCCGAGACATGCTTGAGCAGCCGGGGATACCAGAGCTTGAGGCGTTCCAGATAATCACCAGGGAACTTCAGATACCCCTTCCATGTCTCAGTTGCAATTTGCAACTCGTCAGACGTTAGCATCCTTACATCCTCCACCATGATCCTACCAAATCAATTCGTTCCTGTCAAGAACTATTACGAGCTGCCCGAAGTTCTGGTCGCGTCATCCAAGACCTCCCATGAAGGTGCTTTTTCCCAAGTCGCATATTGATCGCATCCTCTGGTGACAGTCCAATGATTTTGATTCTACGTCTTAGGGTGGAATGGCTGATACCGATCTCCCTGGCCCAATCCATCACACATTGAGTTTTTCCAAATGCGGTAATCATCACGTTGTTCCGCTTGTTCCTAGCTTGCTGGTCTCGTGTGGCCCAGACGCAATTCCGCTTCGAGTAACCTAGACTATTGTTCTTCCGTTCGATGCAGTGCTTAGGCGATGGCCTTTCTCCCATGTCGGCAAAGAAGTTCTCGAATTTACTCCACCTGGAACATACGGATATACCGCGCCCTCCATAGTCTTGGTACGACCTGTTCAGTTTGTCCTCACAGCGTCTCCGCATGTGGCTCCAGACACGGTACTCTGCTGGGACTTTGCCGCCCTTTGTCATCCCATGTGTGGTACGCATCTCTAGACGGTAGCATCCACAGGAGGTAGTAGTCCCTCCAGTTAGGCACGATCCACGTATCTCCCTGGTTTTCCCACAATCACAGATGCAGTTCCAGTAGTATGAATGACCATTCGACCTGGAGAAGCTGGTCACACGTAATCTCCCAAACCGTTTTCCTAACAGCTTGGATTGAAAACTAACACGCATGGCAGGTGATGGTGACATCTCAAATCCAATCTTCCGGCTCGCTCGACGGGAAAATCTTTACTGCTAGTTCCTGAAAAGTACACTGTCTCCCATACAGTCTGCTCTCCTCATCATTCTTCGATAACATCGGGTTCGCTTGGCTGTCGTAGATCTCCAGTCCAAACAGAACGGATGGGGCCGACTCGTCGGCATCCAGCCCAAGCCGTTTCCGAATCACACTGGGCTTGGTGATCTTGAAATGCTCTACCGCGCAGTTGCAGCAATAGTTCATGTGCGGGAATCCCTGCGCGGCGAATTCCCCGGTCGGCTTGGAGTTATCCCCGCTCCCCTCCCAAATCTCCTTACTCTGATGGACGATCAGCAGATTCTTGTCACAGGCGTTGATGAGGTCACGCATCTCCTGGTTCGGTGCCCCACGGTCTCTCGGCATGATCCTAAGATTCCTGCCGAAGTTGGCAAACATGATGTCCTCCCAGAGCGCACCGCCGGTGTCTAGGCATATAGATTTGATCGACTTGGTCTCCAGCAGTCGGAAGAATAGTTCCTTGATCTTATCGACGTGCTTCCGATAGACCTTGATGGCTTCGGCAACCGGCAGTCGCGCTACCCGCATCACTGTATCCTTGTCCATGCGGATCAGATCCTCGTCTGGGATCATAATGCGCTTGCCGAATTCTTTTGCCGCCTTCGCCGCCGTCCAACGGGAGTTCCGATCTAGTGGTATCCAACCAATATCACCTGGCATTGAGGCAGCAAACCGCGTCTTACCTGTACGTGGGAGCCCATGTGACGACACCGTCATAATCGGACGCGACGGCGCCGAGACTTCCGCAAAGCCTAAGATTTTGTTAGATAGTGCCATACTATGCTCCCATCTCCCTCACCAACCTCTTCATCATCTTCTCTTCCTCCCTTGCGCCCTTCATCGCCGCACTCTTATTCCGTAGCATCAGCGACCAGTTCACGCCCAACTCCTGTTCCGAAAACACAATATCGTAGGTCCAATACTCCGGCACCTCGCCGTCAAACCTGTACCCGCCGTTCACATACAACACATGCAACCTAGCCCTGCACGTCTCATAACGCAGGCAGTAGCCCTTGCACTGTGCCATCCACATCCACTCACCGGCAACATCACGCGCCGCACCCTTCACCAGGCTCGACTTATAAGTGCATTTGAACTCCTCAACTACCAGCCCGCCCTTGGGCGCCGGTGACACCCCATCGGGGTTCATACTAACCCCGTCCTTCTCCACCTCGCCCGGTTGCCAGATCATATCCGGCATTCCCTGTGCCGCAAACGCCTCCCACGCGATCCCGATCGCCATCCGCATCGGCACTCTACCCTGCGGGATCAGTTTCAGCAGGTGCTTGTCCTCGATCAGGGATTCGATCTCGTCGCTGACCTTTACATCTTTGCCGACAAACCTGTACGTGTCGGTCTTTAACATCCCTGCCGACTTCGCAATATACCTGATGATCGTTGAGAGGTGAGCCCCCGGAGCACGCACGGCACGCTTGCCGTCCCGATCCAGCAACGGTGGCTGCTGAACCATCCGTACTCGCTGGGGGCTCACTCTCATGGCGTTATTCTCATCTCCTTTCTAGGACCTAGCTTAGAGCGGGGTCCTGGTGTGACCAGCGTGGCTTACCGCGCTGGGTCTGAACTCCTCGTTGGCGAAGGGCGATCCCCACCCGTACGCTTTGATTCCACCGGAGTAGCTGCAACCTCCGGTACAATCTCCACCAGTTGACCCTCATCGAATGTTTCCGACTGGATCATCTTCCCCTCATGCAACTTCTGGGGGGACAGCGTGAACCGGATACACCCGTACAGCCATTCCGTCCTGGCGATCACGATCCCCTCGAACCCACTGATGGTATCGCGTGCCTTCATGCCGAGTTTAATCATGTTCTGTTCCTCCTGGTTGGCTGTAGGGTGACCACCTTCCGGTTAGAAAGCGACCACCCTACACTGACCACTGGCTGTTGGCTACTCTTCGGGCACCGGCTTGATCGTGCCGTCCTTCATCATCTTAAACCCACATTCGCCGCGCAACTCCTTCATCTCGTCGTCGTCGTCGAACAACGCCAGCACAGCCTTCTGCAACTTGCTGGGTTCGCTGATAACCCTGGCGAGCACGTCCTTCTTCAACTCCTTCCGACCCTTGCCTTCCTCGTCCATCTTAGCGACGAGCTTCTTGAGGATCGCGGTGAGTAATTCCTTGGGGTCCTTCTCGCCGTCGTCATCCGACTTCGTGGCCTTCTTCGGTTTCTCGTCGATCTCTTCGTCGTCCGCAGCGGCCTTCTTCCCGGCACCCTTCTTGGCCGGTACTTCGTCCTCATCAGCCGCCGCCGCCTTCTTCTTCTTCTCGTACGGGCGGCTCGTGATCTTGTCGAACACCAGCACACCGTACTCCTTGCCGCCGTCGATGCCCGGCATCTTCTTCGTGGTGACGTGACCTTCCAGCCCCACCAACGCGCTGGCGTCGCCTTCCTCCAAGACGCTCTCCTTGAAGCCCCACTTCACCAGCTCCGCCGTGAACAGCATCAGCCCGCCCTTCTTATTGGGTGCTGCCCCGTCCTCCAACGAAACCAGGAAAGGCCCCTCGTCATCGACATCCTGCCCGACCGGGTCTTCCCCGTCGGTACTCGGCGCGAACTTCCCGAGCTTCCCAGCCTTGTACGTCACCAACTCGGGGTCGCCCTCTTTCTTGCCGTCCACCATCAACTGATAGGTCAGCGCCAGCGCCGGGAACGGGTCCATCTGCGCCCCGGTCTCCTTGTTGGGCTGGTACTGGTGGATCTTGTAGCACGCCGCCACCACCCGCACGTCGCCCTGCTGAATCCCAAACCCACCTTCGCTGGCATCTTTCGGTGCCATACTTACTTTCGGCATACTGCAACTACCTCCCTTGTGCCGGGACACACTGTATGGTGCTCGGCGCTCTGTGCCTGCCACCGGCATGGGTGGCCCCGGCGATTGTTGATAAGAGCGAACGTACTGATGTGTTCGCGTGGTTAGATAATGCCGCTCTCGTTATGAACGTCAACATGGTGCTCGATCATTGTATGATTTCGTTCCTAGGAAGTCAATACCCCGACGATTCTCTTCTCTCCCATTCCTCTATCGGCCTTACGCAGGACATCCCGCATCCCCCACAGCAGTAAGCTCCCACAGCGTCGAACTCTATCTTCCAGTCTCCCGCTGGGCATCCACACAGCAAGCAGATCCAGCGTCGGTACCCCTCGGGTACGGGAGTCGATAAGAAGACGTATGCCTTCTCCATGTTGTAGTAATCGCCTGCACCATCTGGAAGTACGATCATAGATCCTCGTTTAACGCTAGTTTGGGATAAAGTTCCTCCCATTGCTCTCCAGGTGTTTGTGATGTGCGTCCTTGTGCGACGGGAAAGCACACTCCAACAGTGCGTAGTTCGCCGCATCTATCAAATACTCTTGATTTCCAGTGAGTGCGTACCGACGGACAGCACCCACAAGCCGCTTGCCGTACTTCTTACCAGCGTCTTCCGCCCCATACCGATAGTGCCCGACACTGATCCGGTTCATCATCTTCTGTAAGAAGTCCTTGCAGACGGCGCTGTTGTTGAAGCAAGTCTTCTCTTTAGACGTTATTAGTTCAATCGTCATAGGTCACGTATCAGCTTTCATCCGCCAGTGCTGGTGGCGGTTCCGGTATCTTCCCCTCCACCCTCTGCATCCTGAACCAGTTCGGTGCCATCAGCCGGTTCTGATTCATGAACCAACCCACGCTATCGTCCACGATAAAAGTCTCCGCGCGATCTTCTGGGAATCTCATCGCCCTCCCGCTCGCCTGCACCAAGCTCTGCATCGCCAGATAACTCGCATACCCCCTGTCCCTGTTCTTCCGCTCCTGCATCGCCTTACTCTGCATGTCAGGGAACGGGAGCTTCCCAATCACCTGATACTCACAAGCGCTCCCGCTGAAGTCATACCCGGTGCTCAAGCTCGGACTTACCAACACCCTCGGTGCTTTACTCCCCAAGAACCTCTCCAGCACCTTCGCTGTCCGTAACTCCTCATCAGCGCCCCAACTCGTATCGTTGTGCATCACTACCCCACTGTGTTCCGTATGCTGCAAGAAGTACCGCTGCAACGTAAAACTCGGCACATGCACAATGCCCTTCCGGTCCAACCTAGCTCCTATAATGCCGTCGATCGTCCTGACCCACGTCCGCTTCTCCATCTCGCTGGTCCTGAAGTTCATCCGCACCGTGGGTATCCAATAGATCGGACACCGCTTCCGGTCAAAGATAAACGGGTACTCCTTGAAGTCGTACTCGCTATCATCGACTCCCAACAGGTCCAGTGTCTTCGGGCGCAGCGTCGCACTAATGAGCACCACTTTTGGCACCCCTCGGAATAAGAACTGCTCGGCGTATTGCGCCGGCCACACCGGGTCGAACTGATACCCACTTATCTGAGAATGCAACCCTCTTGCCTTAATCGCATCCACCACCCATCCCTTCTCGGGTGACTTAGCGATCATCTCCAGCTTCCCGGCGAGCACCGTCATCCGTTTGAGCAGCTTCAACTCCGCACTGCTATCTGCCGCCTCCTTCAGACTCTCGACCCGCTCCCCAACATCCGCCGCCGCCTTCCTCGCCCAACTTTGCCAGTCCTTCATCTTACTGTGGGCATCAAGATCATTGAAGTACCCGATGTCTTCGCCGAGTACGTCATGCAGCTCCCGTAATGTGATGTCTATATGTAGGAAGCTGCTCAGTTCCTTATCCGCATTGTGTGCCTCGTCCAATATCAAATACTGGAACGGGTTCACCACACACGTCGTCCCAAGATGCTTTTCAGTAGTACACAGCGCCCCACTGCTCCCGCCCTTTGCGTACTTACCGACGTTCATCCAATAGGCGTAGTTGGTAACCGGGATCTGAGCGGCGCACGCCTGCGCATACGCCAGCTTGTATGTGCAACTCATTCCGTCGCACTCGCACTTCGGCGCCGCCTCGTCACAGTTGCACCCCGGATAGTCCTTGCAAATGTAATTTGCCCGGCCCCGAATATCCTGCGCGCCAATATCACGAAAGTCGTTTACAACTTGCGTTTGGAGTCCCTTAGTTGAAGTAAGTATGCAGCCCCGCTCTCCCTTGACTGCTAGTGCCATCATATATGCGAGCGACTTACCTAGACCTGTTGGCGCCGCAACCGCCACAAACCTCTTCTTACTCTGCAATATCTGTTCGACGATCTCCGCCTGGTGCTTGCGCCACTCCCTGAACTTGCCGGGGACGCCCCAGTCGCAGGGAGAGAAGGTGGATAGGACACTGCTCATAAGAACCTAAATCCCCTTGAACTTCTGTCCTCTAGCACCCCTATTGCGTGATCTCTTGCCTCATCAAGTCTGGTGTTCACAGTTCTCGACCATTCCGTAAACCAACCTTCAGGATGGTTCTTTGCGCAAGTCGCCACTGATACTATGAATTCTTCCATGGTGGAGGCATTGAGTTTCTTGATTCCAGAAGCCAACGCAAGTCCAGACGTGACCGATGGATGCTTCATGGCCTCAGCCATCATGTTATCGAGACGACAACAGATGCACTTAGATGGTTTAGGCATAGTTTTCCCCCCGCTACCCGAACACAAACTTCATCACCCGCTCCCCCAGCCCGCCCTTCACCACAGCACCATCCGCCGCCATCTGCTTCGGCTGCTTGACCTTCTCTCTTACTTGCTTCTCGTGCTTTCTACCCGCCCTCCTCTGCTTCTCCTCCTCCAGCCTCCGCAAGCTCTCGCAGTTCGGGCTAACCTGCACCTCCCGCATAACATCCCGGTACCCGATCAGGAACGCATCCGCCCCCTCAGCCAGCGCCCGCAACCTCCGTGCTAGATAATAGAGTCCGCGCACTCCGGCCTCCCCCGGTGTCTTCGCGTTGCTCGTAACCAGCGCAGTGGCGAACCAGCACGCGAGCGGCACCAGCAGAAACAGCACTGTCAGTGTGATACAGATTGTGATTAGTATTTGCATTGTCCTTGTCCTTTCGTCCTTGTCCTTGTCCTTGCCTACCTAACAAACGTCCTCGCGATGGCCAGCCCGTTCTTGCTTATCAGGTATACCCTCCGTGACCGCATGCTGATAGCCGATTCCATGTACAGCATCTTACGTAGGCTGTCTCTTGCCTTTTCGGGCTGGTTGTCCTTGATCTGCTGCATCGCCGTATCCAGAAACTTAACCTTATCCGTTTCGTTCGCTTCAACTTGCTCCTCAGTGTACTGTCTCGCCTCTCGTGCAAGCCCGAGTGACACAAGTGATCTGCCGTTAGTGCCGATGTCCTTAGTCGGAGCCTTCATCCCACGCAACAGTGCCTCGACGTACTCTTTCCTGAACTGCACACGCTGCTTGTTGTCCGACCGATGTAGCAGCCCACAGGCTTTGCACTTCACCACCCTGACCGCTTTGGGCAGAGTTACAGCATCGATGTCCGATTTTGTTTCTGTTGGTGCCTTGTCCATTGCTCTTGTCCTTTCGTCCTATGTTGAAAAATTCCGCCCCACAATCTCAAAAGTCGTTTACCCTACCTGCTTCTTTACCCGCTTCTTTGGTGGAAACACTTCCCCCAAGCTCACGTACCTAGGCACCTCCCCCTCCTTCACCTCCGGCAGATGCTCCGCCCGAAACAACACGTCGAACGTCTCCATCAGTTCGTCCTTGAGGATCGTCACGACCTCGACCGTGTCGGGTAGTCCCCACATCTCGGCGAGTAGCTGGCCGGTCATCTTGACGCGGGCGACATGCCTGGACTTAGACATATCCCACAACCCCATCCATCCCTGTGTTCAATGCTTCCCGCAGTTGTGTCTGTTCAGCCTTACTTAGCCGCATGATCTTCTGCGAGAAGTCATAGCTCTTCGGCGCCCTCACGAACTGCGTGATCTGCAACCAAGGCTCCGCGCTCCGGCGCTCTGGTTCGTGCCCATAATCAAACTCGATCACCAGCACACGGCGTCCGGTCTCTTCAGCCGGTTTCTTGTTAGGAGCAGTGCTTGGTCCTGTGCCTGCTCTTGGCCTATCATCGTACTTGTCCGTCTTGTCCGTAAACATCAGCTCTTGTCCTTTCATCCCAGCAGCCATGTTATGCTCTCCCGCTATGCCTCTCCCCCAGCACTCTGTTTCTTTCGATACATCGTCACCGGATTAGGTTTCCCCGGCAACTTCCTGTACTCCACGTCTACCAACAAATGATCTCTGGCATACATCAGAGCAGCGGTGGTCGCCATCCTACCTAGACTAAGGCGCTCTGCAATCTCGAAGCACGTCTCCCAGTTATAGGTAAGATGTGTTCGTACCTTATTAAGGGACCTATATGCTTAAGTACAGCGCGCACGCTAACTCCTGCCGAATCAGTGCCAAGTTGTCTGAAACCAGATTCGCCATTTTCACCATCAGGTCAGGCTCTCGAATGGCTGGCATATACACATAGGTCGGACGCCCCGCACCGACACTCCATCCCATCTCCATGCTTGCCGAGGGACCGGCCGGCATCACCATCACGCAGGCGTCCGACAGGCGCAAAGCGTCCATGTCTCGCTTGAAACCTTCGACCGCGCGGGGATGCTCAAGGCCCCGTAGGTAGCGTTGTACGTCGGCAATCCAGGATTCTTTCCAGTCTTTGTCGATCTCGTGCCACCCGAACCCTCCAGGGCCGTCTCCACTGGTTCCCCAACCGTTTCCTGGACCTCTGAAGTCGTAGACCTCATAACCGTCTTTCCGAAGGGTTGCAACCACCATCGGTTGAAACGTATTCCGCCATGAACTAGCGACGTAGATTTTCAAGTCCGGCCTCCGCTGTATTCAAGTATGTAATTCCCCTTATTAAGCCAGTAGTCAGAGTACGTTCGTACCGACATTACGATTACGCCCTTCCAGAATGTTTCTCCCCCAGCACTCCCTCATACCCTTTCGGATACGCAATCCTCCACTGTTCCTTCATCCAGTCCGTGAGTTCCCAGACTTCCCCCTTACCCTTACTCCCACCGCCCCCCGCTCCCGGACCCGACGATCGTACGACCCCATGCAACCCCATATCCTCCAGCGCCCTCCTGCTCGTCTGACTCGAACACTTACTCCTCGCCGTCAGTTCCATCAGGGTCATACCACTACCCTTCTTCTTCAGGTTGCAGTCAGCCAGAGCCAGTAACATCACTCTCCGTGCCGCCGGCACCCCATCGAGCGCCACCTTCCCCAGAACCCGCCACATCTCCTCACTCCCCACCCCCACTGCCCGCATCCCCTTCGCCAACTGTTGTATCTCCAGACTCAGCCTCGCCGGCATCTCCCAGCTCGGAACCTCCTCGACCTCCCTAGTCCAATTGTTCCGCGCTACCGGACTCCTGCTCCTACTCGATAGCGTCGCCAGCGCAATCAACCTCCCTAGTTCCTGCTCCCCTAGCTCCACCTCCCGATGCTCATCCGCATCAAACCCGTCGAAGAACTCCCGCATCGCCTCACACAGGTTCTCCCGCACCGTATCGATCACCGGCCTCGTCAGCGCACTCCGACTCTCCGCGTACCCCTCCGTCTCCGTATATCTAAAATTCATGAATCTAGGTCCTAGTTCGCCCATCGCGGTATGGTGCCGGTCGATCAGCGGTGTACACCCAGCGAGGAACCCGAGCTTGCCGCTCCAACTCAGTTGCCTGCCCCCATCTGCCCCCACATCTCTGCTCCATTCCCCGTCATACAGCTCCGTGAACGTCCCCAAGATCTCCGTCAGCACATCTTTCGGCAGACTCAGTACGCTCGTGAAGTCCTTCAGCAGCAGTATACCGTTACTCCCGATCTGCCGGAGTATCCCGCCTGTGCTACCGGCTTTGACATCCTTGCGTGGGACACCACTGAGGAGTGCTGCGACCCCACTTAGTCTCCCGTGCAGATGGACCCCCGGAACCGACTTAGTACTAAGTAGTAATTCAGTTTTGCCCCCGCTTGCGCCGGCAATTAACATAAGCCAAACCGGAGGTCCCGGCAGCATGTTCCCCGCGATCGTCCCCACCACCGCATACAACGGCGCTGGATCTGGCATGTGCATGCTCTCCCGGAACACCCTTACCAACTTACTGAGCTTGGTATCACGGATGGGACGGTTCACCCCTAGTCCCACCCGCCGACTCCCGCTACCGCCGACAACCGATATCGGTCTGCTCAGTTGCATAACCGTGACAGTGCCCATCGGGGCATCTCCTCTAAGCTGATAGTAGCAGCACAGCATCGACACCCTACACTTACTTCACAGTTACGCCGAGGACCTTAATCAGTTCCTCGTCGCCGATCTCCCCCTTCTGCCAGTCAATCACGGCCTGCGCCACTTTCTTCAACGGCTCGCTGTCCCCGTCCAAGCAGACCTCGAAGATCTCCATCAGGTCCTTGATGTTGCGGGCATGCTTGATGACGGCCTTCTCGGACTTCGCGGCCTTACGCACACTGCGTTGGCTGACCACCGCGCCCTTCTTGCCGCCTTTGTCGTCCTTCTCCTCGCGCCCTTCACGTTCCTTCTTCTCCGCCCGTGCCGCCCGTCCCGCCTCGCTGGGCTTCACCTTCCCCTGCTTCGCAGACTTCTTGGTTGCTTTCCGTTCCTGCTCTTCTTCCTCGATCTCGACCGCCTTCGCCAGCACCTTCGCGGCCTTCTCGGCACCGAACTCCTTCACGATATCGGCGATGTCCTGCCCCGCCTGCGCTCCCAGCGCCCGCTCATGGATCATCCGCTGGTGTTCCGGCTTCAACACCAGTAACTTCTCCATCTGCGTAATGGTGGCCGCACTTACCCCCATAAACTGGGCGACCTTCTTCGTATTCGTCTCGCCCTCCCACGCAAACTCTCCCCGCACCCGCTTGCAGTTCATGGCGAACTCCATCGGGCTGAGGTTCTTGCGTTGGATGTTCTCGGTGAGCGATATCCTGAGCTGCATCTGGTCATCGACACCGTCTCGTACGATGCACGGGACCACCTTCAACCCTGCTTCCTTCGCCGCTTTGAGTCGCCGATACCCGGCAATGAGACCATATGTGTCGAGTTCCTCGGTCGCCCGCACGATTAGCGGCTCGATCACCCCGTCCCGCTTAATGCTCTCCGCGAGATGCTCGATCAGCTTCGGATCTTCCTTGAAGTACCGGACGTTCGCCTCCGCGTCGGCGACGATATCCTTGATCGGGATCTGGATGATCGACGCGGGCACCAGCGCTAACTTCGCTGCTGGTTTCTGTGTCGGCGTTGACGTTGGCTTCTTCGCCGCTGTCGCTGGTTTCTTCTTTGCGGACTTCTCGACCTTCTTCACTGCTTTCTTCTCGACCTGCACTTGCTTGGTCACCTTCGGCTTCGTTCCCATTTCCTGTCCTTGTCTCCTGAATTGAAATTGTGGTTGTTCTTCGTCTAGCGATTCGTAGTATACACGCTCGTCGCGGTCCAGGAATCGCTCTTCTAAGTCGTCCACTGACTACGCTACCTTATTCCGCGCCCTGCCCCTACCGACCTTCCTCGCCTTCACCCTCAACGCCGCCACTTCCTCGACCCCCACCCCCAACGCCTTCGCAATCCTCCCTGCCGTCTCCAGCCCCGGACTCTGTGTCCCACCCAGCACCCTGCTCAAGTAACTAGCAGTCACTCCCGCCGCCGCCGCTGCTGCGCTCATGTTTATGCTGGGCATGATCTTCGACTGCCGTCCTGGTCCCGGCTCACGGCGCAACTTACACAGCACGGATATCCGCAATAGAACTTGGGCACGTGCCCCGATGCTCTCCAGATCCGCTCTTGCTTTCTTCTTTACTGCCACTCCCTCACCTCCCTCGCTTCCCTGTTCCTGTTGATTTTGGATTCATGCTGATCCGGCGCGATTTCGATATCGTTCCTCGTCCTCGTCCTCGTCCTCGTTTCGGACCAGCATCAGGAAGCCTAGCACTTTCCTTATAGGAAGTAAAGGCCCTCTCGCTGCCAATATCTTCAGCAAGATCAACTCCTGCGAATGGACCTTGGCCATCCCAAAGCAACCACGCATTTGTTTTTTGCCTACAAAACTCATCAGTTCCGTCGCCCATGTTACTTCAACTCCTTCATCCCCAGCCCCTCGACCTCAGGCATCTGCTTCCCCGCGATCGCCGACAGATCCCCGTGCAGACCGACCGCAGCATCGAGCGCCCCTTGGATCTGCCCCTCGCGCTTCGCCCACATGCGGGTGATCGCCTTACGTTCGGCAGCAAGGTCGTCGGCCATCATCGAGAACTTCTCCACTACTGCACCGATTCTCATCTTGAATGCATTCCCAGTGAGGTAGGCATAGACTAACTCAGACTTACTCTTCTGCCCCACGCCAGCCGCTCTCGCCCCCGCGACCTCGATCAAGCTCTGCCGTAACGCCACCGCGACCGCGATCGCACAGCGCCACTCGCATACCCAAATCCCCTCGATCAGGTCGAACGCCACTACCGTCTGTCCATCATCCGACTTGGGCATCACCTGAGTTACCAGCAACGCGATCTCTGCCTTCGCCGCCCGCTGGTCCTCACGCAGTTTGGGTAGCCACCCAGCGGTCCAGGTCTTCGTGCGCTTGCTCTCGAACAGAATCGACCCACAGGGTTGTCCGCTAGGACCTAGCACACGTTGGATCACGTCGCCGCCGAAGACGCCTTTTGCGATGGGCTCCACCAGATCCATCGGGAACCGCGCCTTCAACATCTGCTCCAGCACGATCTCCTGTGCCTCACCCTGCATCTGCTGGCTCCCCTGCTCCGCCCGTCGCTTGAGATCGTCGATCTGTCTTCCCATCGCTGCGATCTGCTCCTCACGCTCGGCAACCTTCAGCCCGATCTCGCTCTCCGCTGTTGCTCGTGCTTGATCGCGTATCGAAGCCGACGCCGCCTGCACCTGCCTGGCAATCGTCAGCTCCATCTCCCGGCGTGCCTCATCCAGCTCATGTTCTTTCGCCAGCAGTCTCGCCTGCTCCCGCTGTGCCTCAGCCAGCTTCCGCTCCTGTTCCGCCAAGCTCAGCCGCAACACACTTGCCTCATTCGCTGCCTTGAGTGCCGCAGCATTGGCGTTCGCCTTTGTTGCTGCCAGTGCGAGTTCCACCCGCTGTGTCGCCACATGCATCGCATCCTGCTCGATCTGCGTGCGTGCATTCGCTAAGTCCCGGTCGAACTGTGCCTTTGCGCTCTCCAATAGCGGCGCCGCCACCGCATCCGTCAGTTTGATGATGTTGCCGCACTTCTTGCATTTTATGGTTGGTTCGTCCACGGCTATTTGTCTTCCTTTGTCTCAGGCTCGATTAACTTGACTCTCGGGTTCATCATGGCCCAATGCGCCAGTCTACATTCTGGCGAGCAGAAGTCGTGCTTCACCCGTTTCTTCTTGAAGTGCTTGCCGCACTTCTTGTTCTTACAGTCTGAGTACCCTAGATCGGACATAAATCCTCGCTTCCTCAATTGTCTGGAACATGATTGATTTTTTGGTTGCGTTGCAGTATCGGCATGCTGCAACGAAGTTTGCAAGTGGACTGCTGTTGAGGTATGAAAACGGGACCAGATGATCCCAGACAACCCCAAGGCGAATAGTCCGGTCTCGATACCGATACAGGTGCCCAAATAGTCTCTCGCAATAGAAGCACCGATATTCCTGCTCTCGGAGAATTGCTTTGCACACAGACAGATGGGGACGGGTACGCAATCCGTCTGCCTCCGACATTCGTTTGTATCCTCTTGGATCTTTCGGTACGACTGGTTTGTCACAACACGCGAACTTTCCATCGAGTATAAAAGCATGTTGTTCACAGTCCTTGCAATAGTCCCGGAGGATCTTGACATTGCCGTACACCGCTATATGCCTCATGGAAGCATAATAACGGATCTCTACTGCGTTGTCAATGCTTCTATTGTGGAATTGGACATCCTCCTTCCCTGGTTCGTCCTGGAGGCTCCCACGTTAGGGTAGCAAACTCACCCTATTCGTACCCGCCTTGCTCGGGGCCATGCTGACCCGCCTCCCCATCGCCACCTTGCTCTTTGCTGGCGTCGCCTTCCCCTGCTGCTGCCCTACACACTCCCCATTCAACAACGCACTCTTGGCGTCCGTAAACTGTACCGCCCCCCTCACCGCCGTCCGATACCGTTCCTTCTTGCCCTCCGCCAACTTCGCAAACTCCGCCGCCGTGAAATCCCAATCAAGCGGCTTTCCATCTTCCCCGTTCACCAGCCTCTCGACGATCCCCATTCCCTCATTCACGCTCCCCACCCCCCACACCAACGGCCTCTGGCTCGGGCGATGCACGATCATGTACTTTTCTTGCACCACCTTGTCCCAGCCATCCACCCCCGCCTGTATCCGGTAGTTCTTGCACACGCCGAATTCCTCACAGAGCGCGATCCCCGGCATCCTGCATGCCCGTTGTAGACTCTCCGCTTCTCTCGGCTTGAGCTTACTTACCTTCAGCCCCTTGCACTCCGCCGCCGCCTGCCAGTCCAACACCAGCATGGCCGGCACTCGTTTCAGTTCCATATCTTGTCCTTCCCTTCTCGACCCTCCAACTTACTCACCCCGGCACGGATCTTCGCAACCTGCATCCGCTCGTATAGCTTCTTCAGCTCGTCGTCGGTCAGCGGTCTCGGACGAAGCACACTACCAATGGCACGCTGTACGTAAATCATCAGTATGACAATCGACCCTCCGACGAACACACCGACTAGGAATGGAGCCTCGTTTGTCAGTTCCATGGTTCACCCCTTGGTCCGCGCACCCTGTTCGGATCGGGTATGTTCTGTAGTTCTGGCTCCGATGGCCAACGCCCTGTCGCTGTCATGCCATCTCCATCACCGTCGTTCATCTCCCGATCACGCCGCGTAATCATCGCAAACATCTTCTGCATTTCTTTCTTACTCGGTCGCGATACTCTTATCCGTCTCCACTCCAGGATCTCCGACACCCACTCCCCGATCACGATCCCGCCGATCACCGCCAGCACCATAGACACGATGAACGTCCCCAGTCCGATGCTCCAGTCCGATTGGATAGCCTGAATCACGTGCCTACTCCTCCTCCCCTGATTCCCCGTTCCCGCTTTTGTCTTCGCTCCCCCTTACCACGAACTTCTCGTACTTGGTC